AGGAACTACAGAAGCAGCTGGAAGTGATGCTGAGCCAGGCGGACGTGAGCGCGCCAGATCTGGCGAAGCTGCGCACCGCGATAGACCTGGAGAAGGAGAACTTGCGCAAGCCCAGCTTCAGTTTGAATCTGATGTCTCCGCTACTGGAAGCCGACCTCCTGGTGATAGACGAGGCCAGCATGGTCAACGACCAGATGGCCGCCGACATCCTGTCGTTCGGGTGCAAGGTGCTCGTGCTCGGCGATCCGTTCCAGCTGCCGCCCGTGTACGGTGAGGGTGCCTTCATGCGGGGCGACCCGGACACCCTGCTCACCGAGGTGCACCGCCAGGCACACGACAACCCCATACTGCACCTGGCCACCATTATAAGGGAGGAGCGCAGGCTCCCCGCCGACAGCCCCTGCGTGGTGCGCGGTGCCCACCAGCATGGCCCCACCAGCGAGGAGCTGGCCAAGGCGGCAGACCAGGTCATCGTAGGCACTAACAACACGCGCAACTACTGCAACACGCGGCTTCGTCATCTGCTGCAGATGACCGACCCGCTGCCCATGCCGGGCGACAAGGTGGTGTGTACGCGCAACAATCACGAGTACGGAATTCTGAACGGCATGGTGTACAGCGTGGACGACGCCCGCGACATGGGCGAGCTGGGCATAGTGTTGGAGCTGCACGACGGCCCCACCGTGCTGGCACACAAGGCGCCGTTCATGGGCGACGAGGTCCCCTGGGCACTGGCCCGCGACGCCGAACACTTTCAGTTCGGGTACGCGCTCACGTGCCACAAGGCCCAGGGTAGTCAGTGGGGGAACGTAGTGATCGTAGACGAGAGCAGACGTTTCGGCAAGGACAGGTGGCGCTGGTTGTACACGGCGGTCACGCGCGCGTGCGAACAGTTGGCGGTACTACCATGAGCAAGAAACGGAAAGTGTGTCACGGCAAGAAGAAGTTCACCACGCGCAACGGTGCGGCGGGCCACGCGGTGGGCAAGCGGAGGATGTTCGACAACCGTTACGTGGCGTACAAGTGTGAGTTCTGCAGTGGGTGGCACGTCAGCCGCAGGGAGGAACTCCTTGATCGTGATAGCCGTAGGTGAGCGGATACACAACCCGAAGCTGTCCGCACGTGCGGAGGCCCGGCTGGCTGCGGACTGGAAGCCCATGCTGAGCCCGGCGCTGCGGGTTGTCAGCAGTACGCGCACGCGCTGGCTTGCAGTTGGCGGTGACCGCGTGAGCTATATGTTCAACCTGCTGCCTCCGTGTGCCACAAGTGGTGCGTGGAACGCAGCCCTGGCCACCAAGCACGCCGAGGAGATGCTGAGCTACGCGGCCGACCAGCACATGCAGTACGGCGCACCGGAGAACGCGCGGCTGGTGCTGCTGGGGCGCAAGGTGGAGCGCGCCTTCACAGACGCGCCCCGGCAGTGGGGCACCGTGTACGTGGTGGACGGCATAGACTGCATGACGCTGCCCCACCCCAGCGGCAGGTGCCGCGTGTGGAACGACACGCAGGCACACGCCCGCCTGCGGCGTGCACTGATAGAGTTCTGCGCGGAGGTCAAGAGATGATAGCAGACCTGATTCTTCTCGTTCTTCTCGTGGCTGCCCTCACCTACGCCTACGTGCTGGGTCGTCAGCACGCTGTCAGGAAAACGTACGAGGCGCTCAAGGCGGCACAGGAGATATTCAGTACCTTCGAGTTGGACCCCAACCATCGTGTCGGGATGCTGCGCTTCGTGCAGATACTGCGCGCGCAGCTACACAAGCGGGAGATATGAAACCACAAGGCACCGAGGCGTTCTTCGCCTACGCACGCGAACGCTATCACATTAAGCTGCGGCGTGACGCGGGCCAGCCCAAGCCCTGGACGGAAGACCCCGTACTGCAGCAGTGGCGATTCTGCCACGTCTTCAGGGAGGACGACAAGACCACAGCCTGGTTCCGCGACAACATACGTGAGCCCCTACACTGGGAGTACGACGCGGTGCTGTGGGCTACCGTCGCGTTCCGCTGGTTCACGCGCATAGAGACGGGCGAGAAGATCAAGAACGTGCTGCTGAACTACGGCTGGGACGAGCAGCTGGTGCGCGCCGCAGTTAGGGGCCTCCGCCCGCTGGTCACCGGTGCCTACATGATACTGCCCAGGCCGGGCGTGCGAGACGTCAACAAGCTGGACAGCATCTGCTGGTGCATGGAGCGCTTCGAGGAGACCAGCGCCAAGTTCATCGCCGCGAAGCCCAAGACGCTGCAGCACGCGCACGAGCTGCTGATGGGCGCCCCCGGGTTGGGGCCGTTCATGGCATACGAGGTGGTCACCGACCTGCGGCATACGTGCGTACTGGAAGACGCACCGGACGTGAACACCTGGGCCAACCTGGGGCCAGGCGCGCGGCGTGGGCTGGAGCACGTGCACGGTTGGTGCAAACCAGCCACCGCCGTACCGCTGATGCAGAGCCTGCTGGCCGACAGCAGGCACACGCAGCTGTGGCCGTGGCCGGAACGCCCCTGGGAGCTGCGAGAGGTGGAGCACACCCTATGCGAGTTCGACAAGTACGTGCGTGCCATGCAAGGCAGAAAGCTGAAGCGCCGCTATGAGTGAGGTAGCTATCCTGTTCCTGCGCCCCGGGCTCGGCGGCGGCACCACCACGTACACGGCACACCTGCACGCGGCGCTGCAGGCAGCGGGGCATCAGCCGATGATATACCGCGCACGCATTCGCACGGAGGACAAGCTGCGCCCTTTCGGTAGGTTCGCGCACACGTGGTATCGCAACTTCTCCGCGCGCGATCTACTGCAACTGGTCAAGCACACACCGGCCATCATCACGGCGGCTGCCGCAGCCAAGGACCAGCCGCAGTACACGCTGGTACCGCAGCTGCTAGCGGCGGGCGCACGCCTGGTGGTACACGACGCCATGGAGTTCAAGGTGCACGATCACATCAAGCCCGACACCAAGCTGCCCACGCGCCCCATTCTCATCAGGCAGTCCATGCGACGCTACTTCCCGGAAGCACTTTGGCTGCCGCACCCGTACATGCGCAGCGCGCCTAGCGGTGTATTGCGCGACAAGGTGGCGGTGTCCGTGACACACGTGAAGAGCGTGAAGCGCACGCACCTGCTGCTGGAGGCCAACCGCCTGCTGCCACCGGAGCGGCGCGTCGAGATACTGGGCGCGGAGCACCGCATCTACAGCTATCAGCTAGCCCAGCGGTACCCGGACGTCTTCAAGCAGGGCCAGCACAAGGCGTTCCCGATGACGTTCGAGGCGGCGCCAGCTATCTGTGCGCGCGCCGCGTACTGCGTGGACATGACCCGTTTCCCGGACGACGGCGGCGGCACGCAGTACCCGCTACTGGAAGCCATGGACGCGCGTGCCGTGAACATCATGCACGAGGACTGGTTCACCGTACCCGGTGAACTGGTGCGTGGCAAGCACGTGGTCACCGTGTCCGGCGCCGAGCAGCTAGCCGGTGTGCTACGGCACGGCAGCTACTACGGTGAACACGAGCAGCGTGTCGTAGAAGCTGGCGACGAGCTACTGAAGCAACACGACCACCAGCTGGTGGGCAACCTGTACGCGGAGGAGATGAAACTGTGAACGCCCTTGTCTGTCATCTGACCAAGTGTTCTCCCGGTAGCATGGTGGCCAGCGTGCGCATCGCCAACTACGTGGCGCAGCAGCTTGGCGCGCCGCTGGTACACACGGAGGAGGACGTAGCGCGCTGCACCGACGAGCAGCTGCAGGCGCTAGATCTGTTCGTGCTGGTGAACAGCCCCACCGGCTTCGCCCCGGAGGCGGTGCGTCGGTTCAGCGCAGAGGGGCTGTGGTTGGCGCGCAACGCGGTGTTCGTCAACAACGACTACAAGATGCGACCACCCAGCCAGTCCAAGTCGCATCAGCAGCGGCGCTGGGGCAAGCACCGGGCCGAGGCTGGCGACTACTACGGCTACAGCCTGTGGAGTACGGTGCCCGGCCAGCTGCGCCCCGCCCGCTATCCGCTGGACAGCTACGTGAACTGGAACCAGCTGACATACGAACCGCGCGACGGCATGACACACGTGGACAGAGAGCCTGGCGTGCTGTACTGGGGCGCGCTGCGCAAGGGCAGAGAAGGGCGCCTGCGCCAGCTGCTACACGGTCAGTTCCCGGTTACTGTAAGCACCGCGCCGCAGTCCGTGCAGAAATTCAAGGAGTTCCTGCCGAACGCCAACTACGTGGGCCAACTGAACCCACTGATAGCCGCGCTGACCAGGTACCGCGCCACTATATACACGCACGATGACTGGAGCGACACGGCCTACTGCAGCCTGGCGAACCGCTTCTACGAGGCGCTGTCGGCGGGCATGGCCATCCTGGTGGACGCGCGCTGCACCGGTACCTTCAAGCGCGCGGGCCTCAGCATGGAGCCAGAGTGGATCGTGCGTAGCCACGATGACGTCGCACGCGCGCTGGCCAACGCGGAACGGATCGCCGTGGATCAGGTGCGCTGGCGTGAGCACTACCAGACGCTGCTGAAGGAACAACTGCATGCAGCTGTGGCGAAGGTGTCGGTATGATCGTACTACCTGTACGCAACGTACACGAGGCCCTCCCAGAAGCCATCAGGCTTCTGGGCCAGTGGGGCCAGCCACGCGACACGCGCAACGGCAAGGCGCTGGTGGCACCGGAACCGGTGACCACGCGATACGCGTTCCCAAGGGAACGTGTTCTCTTCTGGCCGGAGAGAGACGCCAACCCGTTCTTCCACTTCTACGAGTCGTTGTGGATGCTGGGCGGGCGCAACGACGTGAAGAGCCTGACACGTTTCGTGGGGCGCATGGCGCAGTTCAGCGACGACGGCAAGACGTTCCACGGCGCCTACGGCTACCGGTGGCGCGGCGGCTGCGCACCGCCACTGGATCAGCTCAACAAGATCGTGGAGCAGCTGCGCAAGTATCCGGAAGACAGGCGCGCCGTGCTGCAGATGTGGCAACACACCACGGATCTGGGGCGAGACGGCAAGGACGTACCCTGCAATCTGGTGGCCCACTTCCAGGTGAACGCGGCAGGCATGCTGGACATGACCGTGTTCAACCGTAGCAACGACATCATCTGGGGCTGCTACGGCGCCAACGCGGTACACTTCAGCTATCTGCAGGAGTACGTTGCGGCCCGCCTGGGGCGCAACGTAGGCACGTACTGGCAGGTCAGCGACAACTGGCACGCCTACGTGGACGTGTTCGAGCCCCTACGCCCGCTCGCCGACAAGGTCCACCAGCTGCACCGAGTGGTGCAGTGGGAGAACCCCTACGACAACGTGCAGCCCTACGATCTGTTCATGGTGAACGCCGAACGCTGGGAGCAGGAGCTAGCTACGTTCCTGGACGTGGGCGCCAAGGCCATGGGCTACCAGGAACCGTTCTTCAGGCGCGTGGCGCTGCCTATGGTGCTCGCACACGACGCACACAAGCAGCATGACTACGAGCTCGCGCTGGTGCGGGCCGGTGGTATCGGCGCTACAGACTGGCGTCGGGCCGTGATAGAGTGGCTACAACGGAGGAGACAGAAGCATGACGCACGTACCGAAGCTGATTGACGCAGGCCACGTGGAGCGGCTGCACACGCGCCCGCACCACCTGCCGTACAGCATCGCGCAGCACAGCTGGGGCATGGCAGTCCTGCTGTACCATCTGTGGCCCGGCAAGAACCCACCGTCTCATCAGCTGGTGATGTCGTGCCTGGAGCATGATCTCCCAGAGTACCAAGTGGGAGACGTGCCCCGCCACACGAAGGAACGTTGGCCCGACCTGACCAGCATGCTGGAGAAGGCGGAACGCGTGACGGCTGCTGAGATGGGCGTGCACATACACAGTCTGTCCGACGCGGAGCGCGACTGGCTACGTGGGCTAGATCTGCTGGAGCTATACCTGTTCTGCCTGCGCGAGGAGAAGTTCGGCAACGATCTGCTGCTGGAAGTGAAGGCCAAGTGCGACGAGCTGCTCAACAGCAGCTGGGTACCGGAGCCTGTGCGCCAGGTCCACCTCAACACGAAACAGGAGGCGCTGCTGTGATCTACAAGGTCATCAACTCCGTAGACGGAGAGAACGATCCGCTGTACTTCGAGGCCGACACGTTGGCGGAAGCACAGGAGAAGTTCCGCGACAAGTTCGGCGACGACGTGCCGGATGAGATGCTAGGCTGGACGGAGAACGTGCCGCTACCGGAAGGGATAGAACCGCTATGATCAAGACGTACCTGGACTTCCTGGAGGTGCTCGCGGCGGAAGACCTGGCCAGCCTACACAAGACGCTGGACACTGTCGCTGCTGGAGACGTAGCGGGCCTGCGCAAGGCGGAGGAAAGCTACGGCGATAGCTGGAAGAAACGTGGGGGCGTCGGTGCCTTCATGATGCTCGCGCGTAAGTGGGATCGCATCGAGAAACAGGTCAAGGAAGAGGAAGCAGCTGGCTCTGACGACGACACGCAGCAAGGCACTGCTGTCGTGATGTGGGATATCCTCGCCCACATACAGGCGGATCCGCGCGAGGAAGGCTTGATAGACGATATCCGCGATCTGCGCCGCTACCTGATGCTGGTGGAAGCAGAAGTGCGCGCACGGCAGGTGGGCACGTGAGAGACTTCTTCACCATCGTCAAGGCGCTGCTCCTGATCGCGTTCACGCTGGCCTTAGCCCTGGGCGCGTGGTGGGTGTTCATCTGGGTGACACGTATGGCGTGGGGGCACTGAGGTGCAGCTGCCGCTGTTCGACGTAGCCAGCGACTGGACACCGCCGGACATCGCACAGCTGCCCAGCTGGCGCGGCGCCGCCCGCGTGGGCGTAGATGTGGAGACGTACGATCCACACCTGAAGGAAACCGGCCCCAGCGTGCGCAGCGGCGGCCACCTGATCGGTGTCAGCTTCGCGCTGGAGGACGGACCCGCCTACTACCTGCCGATGCGCCACGAGGGCGGTGGCAACCTCACAGTCGGATCCGTACTGTCCTATCTACGTACCGAGGCAAGCAACTACACAGGCACCGTCGTCGGGCACAATCTCAACTACGACCTGGACTACCTGGCCGAGGCTGGAGTCACGTTTCCTAGCATCAAGTGGCAGCGGGACACCATGTTGGCGGATCCGCTGCTGGACGAGCTCCAGGACAGCTACAGCCTGGACGCAGTGGCGCGGCGCTGGGGCTACCCCGGCAAGAACACCGATCTCCTAGAGCGCGCACGCGCCAACGCGGGCGTGCCCAAGGGGCAGTTCCACCAGCTCCACAGCAAGTACGTCGGCCCCTACGCGGAGCACGACGCGCGCCTACCGCTGCTCATCAGCCGCAGGCAGGAGCGGGAGCTAGAGCAGCAAGATCTACTTCAGATCTACGATCTGGAGAGCCAGCTGCAGCCGGTACTGCTCGCGATGACACGTAGGGGTATTCGTGTAGACCTGGACGCGCTGCAGCAAGTTGAGGACTGGGCGCTGCAGGAGGAGAAGCTGGCGCTGCAGGCGGTGCGCACCGCCACCGCGATAGACGTACCTGTGGACGGCGTGTGGAAGAAGGATCTCGTGGTGAAGGCGCTGCTGGCCGACGGCGTGACCCTGGGCCGCACGCCCAGTGGGCAGCCCAAGGTAGACAAGGCGCTGCTCAACGCGAGCGGGGGCAGCAAGGCGGCGGCGGCCATACTACGCGCGCGCAAGGTGAACAAGCTGCGCACGACGTTCGTGGCCAGCGTGCGCGCGCATCTCGTCGGCGACAGGATACATGCCACGTTCAACCAGCTACGCGGAGAGCGTGAGTACGGCGCGCTGGTGGGCGCACGGGCGCGCCTCAGCATGGCCAACCCCAACCTGCAGCAGCAACCGATCCGCGACGAGTTCGGCCCCATGTGGCGCGCCATCTACGTGGCGGACGAGGGCTGCACCTGGGCCAGCGCCGACTACAGCCAGCAGGAACCGCGCATGCTCACTCACTTCGCGGAGCTGTGCGGCCTGCGAGGTGCCAAGGAGATGGCCGACAGGTATCGCAACGACCCAACGGCGGACAACCACAACATGATGACGATCTTCATCTACGGCCAGGAAGCCTGGGACAGCTGGGACAAGCCCACCAAGAAGCGGCACCGTGACCCGTGCAAGAACATCTTCCTCGGCCTATGCTACGGCATGGGCAGCGCCAAGCTAGCGCGCAGTGTGAACCTACCCACCAAGTGGATCACCAACTACGAGGGCCGCCAGATAGAGGTCGCCGGCGACGAGGCTCAGAAGCTGCTGGACAAGTTCAACGACGCGGTGCCGTTCGTCAAGGAGCTGTCGCAGCTGTGCATGCGCAAGGCGGAGCAGCGCGGCTATATCATCACGGTGCTGGGGCGCCGGTGCCGGTTCCCGCTGCGCCACGACGGCACGCGCGACTGGACACACAAGGCGCTGAACTTCCTCATCCAGCCGAGCAGCGCGGACCAGACCAAGAAGGCGCTGATAGAGGTGCACAAGGCGGGCATCCCGGTACAGCTGCAGGTGCACGACGAGCTCAACGCCAGCGTGCGCGAGCGCACACAGGGAGAGGAGATGGCCGACATCATGCGAAACTGTGTCAAGCTACAGGTGCCCAGTAGGGTGGACCTGACCTTCGGTGCCAACTGGGGCGCCACGAAGACCGCGACGTGAACCGTGGACGAGAACCTGAAGAGCGCGCTGGCCAAGTACGGCGACAAGCCTCCACGGTTCCTGTGGAAACACCTGCCACGAGAGGAGCAGGAGCGTCTGGTGATAGTGTCCATAAAGCAGGAGCTGAAGTTCCTGGGCCTGGAGACAGCACACGTGACAGACGACTACCTGCTGAACGCGATAGCGATGATACCGGGGGTCGTCAGAAAGCCGAGGAAGACATGAGCGAGAAGGCGATGCGCAGCCAGGTGGTACAGATGCTGCGACCACTTAGCGCGTTTCCAGTGGAGAATCTTGCACAGCCAGGTACGCCGGACGTAGCATACCGCCACGGTTGGCTCGAGCTCAAGTGGCTACGCAGCTGGCCACGTACAGCTTCCACACACGTCAAGTTTGATTTCACACCGCAGCAGCGCTACTGGTTGCTCAACTGGAGACGCGCCGGTGGACAGGCATGGTTCATGGTCCAGTGTCACAACGAGTGGATACTGATAGATGGTGCCGTCGCAGCACTGAAGATCGGTACGATGTCGCGCGCGTCGCTCGCCATGGATCTGGCAGATAAGTATTGGGGCCACGGGATAGACGAGGAGGAACTGGTCGCATGGCTTTCACACTCACGCAGGCAGAGTGCCTACTGCTTGAGCGCAGACGAAGAGGCGAGTCTCAGACGCGGGCTGCTCGCCGCTACAGGATCCCCGTCAGTAGATACGTCGCATGGGAGCGCGGGACGCGGGAGATAACGAAGCCAGTCAGTGAGATCGTACCTACGCCTTGCGAGAAGTGTGTAGTGCTGCGGAAACGCAGCGGCAAGGCGCAGAAGGAGATCGCCGCGGAGATGCGGCGCAGTCGGATGTGGGTCGTGCTGATGGAGCGTGGCGACGCCAACCCCACGGAGCTGCTCAGGTACTGGAATGAACACAGCTAGCTTCCTGCAGGCGTTCCACCCTGGCGGGCCGTGGGTGCTCACGTCCATCACGGTAGACCGCAAGGGCATGGAGACGGTGACATTCTCTGAGATGCAGGACGCCGTCACGTGGGCAGCCAAGCACAACGGCAAGCGCAACCTGTACTTCAACGTCAACCGCAGCAGCCGCCCGCTGACCAAGAAGGCCCAGAAGGACGACATCACCGCCGCCGCGTACCTGCACGTAGACGTGGACGCGCGCGCGCGCGAGGACCTGACCACGGAGTTTGAGCGCATCAAGAAGGCGCTCACGGAGTTCGTACCGGCGCCCACGTTCATCATCTTCAGCGGCGGCGGCTATCAGGCGTTCTGGCAACTGAAAGAGGCGATCACCGACCCACCCACCAAGGTGGAGGCGTACAACAAGCAGCTGGAGAACCTCCTGGGCGGCGACCACTGCTTCAACGTGGATCGCATCATGCGGCTGCCCGGTACCATGAACATACCGGACGCCAAGAAGGTGGAGCGTGGCCGCGTGGCCACCATGGCCGAGGTGCACCACCACGACCCTGAGGCGGTGTACACGCTGGCCAACTTCACGCCTGCCGTGCTGCAGCCTGCCGGTGCGGAGGCGGCCAAGGTCACGGTGCCAGACGAGGTGAAACACCTGGGCAGCGTGGACGAGCTGGCCAAGTGGGGCGTACCTGACCGCGTGAAGATGGTGATCGTGCAGGGGCACGACCCAGACACGCCCAAGCAGGGAGACAACAGCCGCAGCGCGTGGGTGTTCGACGTGGTGTGCCAGCTGGTGCGCTGCAAGGTACCGGACGAGGTGATCTACGCGGTACTCACCGACCCCAACTTCGAGATCAGCAGCAGCATACTGGACAAGGGCAGCAACGCACGCAAGTACGCCACCCGGCAGATGGCACGTGCTAAGGACGAGGTGGAGGATCCGCAGCTGCGCAAGCTGAACGAGCGCTTCGTCGTGATCGGCAACCTGGGCGGCAAGTGCAAGGTGGTGGAGGAGGTGTACGACAACGTGCTCAACCGGCCCCGCCTGACCAAGCAGTCGTTCCAAGATTTCCGCAACCGCTACAGCAGCGAGTACGTGACGATCGGCAAGAAGCAGGTGCAGCTGGGCGCGTGGTGGCTGGGCCACCCCGGGCGCCGCCAGTACGACTACCTCGTGTTCAGCCCCAACCAAGAGGTACCCAACGCGTACAACCTGTGGCAGGGCTTCTCGTGTACGCCCGCCGTCGGCGACAAGCACGCGGGCTACCTGGCGCATCTGCGCGACAACATCTGCGGCGGAGTGGAGGAGTACTACAGCTACCTGCTGGGCTGGCTGGCGCGCGCCGTGCAGAAGCCCGACAGCCCCGGCGAGACGGCGGTGGTGCTGCGCGGCAAGAGCGGTACCGGCAAGTCGTTCTTCGCGAAACACTTCGGCAGCCTGTGGGGGCGCCACTTCCTGCCGGTGGCCGACGCCAAGCATCTGGTGGGCAGCTTCAACGCGCACCTGCGCGACTGTGTGGTGCTGTTCGGCGACGAGGCGTTCTTCGCTGGCGACAAGAAGCACGAGTCCGTGCTGAAGACGCTGATCACAGAGGAGAGCATGATGATAGAGCACAAGGGCGTGGACGCGGAGGTCAGCCCCAACTTCATCCACCTTATATTAGCCAGCAACAGCGAGTGGGTAGTGCCCATGGGTGCTACAGAGCGCCGGTTCTTCGTGCTGGACGTGGGCGACAGCCACCAGAAGGACACGCGCTACTTCCAGGCCATCGCCAAGGACATGGCACGCGGTGGGCGCGAGCACCTGCTACACATGCTGATGACGCACGACCTGCAGGGCTTCGACGTGCGCAACGTACCCACTACCGCCGCCCTGATGGAGCAGAAGATGCACAGTCTGGGGCCGATGCACGAGTGGTGGCTGGAGAAGCTGCAAGCCGACACGTTCGAGACCGAGGTGCCGGTAGACGAGCTGGTCGGCGACTACGTGCGCAGCTGCGTGCAGTACAACGTGCCACGGCGCGGGAGCGCTGTCAAGCTGTCCATGTTCCTGCGCAGCGTGTGCCCAACCGGCTACCCTAGGCGCGTGCGCAGCAGCAAGGGCGCGCGGCGCTACAGCCTGCAGTTCCCACCGCTGCACGAGCTCCGCGTGTACTGGGATGGGCTGTACGGGTTCCAGAGCAGTTGGGCCAAGGAGGAGGCCCTGGGACGGGAAATATTTTAATGTTGTCATCTCGTTACGCCCCATGGTACTGTGTTGGCATCTTGTTCCCTAGGAGGCACGACCGATGAAGTACACGTTCACCGAGATATTCGGCATCCACAACCCGGCTATGGATCCGGAGCGTGTGGGCAAGGAACTGGCTGAGCTGTGTGCAGAGAACGACAACGTACTGGATGCAGACGACGTCGTGGCATACGCGCACAAGGCCGCTCGCAGCGAGTGCGCCAAGCTGTTCGAGTGGGACGACAAGCAGGCGGCGCGCAGGTACCGCCGCACCCAGGCACGTCGTCTCATCAGCAGCCTGCAGACTACGGTCGGCGGCAAGAAGGTCAGGGCCTACGTGTCCCTGGAGAACAGGAAAGGCTACCACAACTTCGCAGACGTGATGGCCGACCAGGAGATGAGAGATCAGCTCCTGCAGACAGCCCTGCGGAAACTGACGAGCCTGCAGGGCCAGTACAAGCACCTGTCCGAACTTGCGAAGGTGAACAGCGAGATCGAGCGGGCGCGCCTCAAGCACGTGCGCAAGCACGCATAAGGAGCACGCACCATGGCCAAGAAAGGTATGCTCAATCACTTCGACCACACCACGTTGGACCGCCTGATGACGGAGCACTCGTTCACGTCTACCGCACTCGCAGAACGCCTGGGCATGGCGGCCAGCGCCGTGGCCACGTGGCGCGGCGGCAAGGGCAAGCCCCGGCACGACACGCTGAAGGCGGTGGCCAAGGTGCTCAAGGTGGCACCGGAGATCCTGTCGCAGGACTTCGGTAGCCCTGCGCCCGGCACCAACGGACACCACCGCGCGGACGCCAGCGGCCAGCTGTGGCTCAAGGTCCAGGACGCCAAAGCCTACGCGGGCAAGCAGCTGTTCGACGACACGAACGATCCCGTCGTGGCTGAGAAACTGTCACGCGTGATCGCCTACCTGAACAAGGCGGCGGGGGAGCTGAAGTAGATGCCGATCGTGATCTTCTACGGTATCGTCATGGTGCTTGTCGCGTTCATCCTGCTCACGCAGGTGGTGTGGCCAGCAGCCGACCGGACGATACCGTACTTCCCCAACTTCCGGCCCAAGGCGTGGCGGGCCGCGAAGCTGAAGATGGCCCACGCTGCCGTGAAGAACTGCGAGGCCACACTACGCACGGCCGAGGACCAGCTGGCCCTGGCCAAGGGTACCGGGTGGCATCAGGAGCACGCCGCGCAGCGTGACGTGACGAAGGCCCAGTACGCGCTGCGAGATGCGCAGCTGCTGGTGCAGGAGATGGAAGCACAGACCAAGGAGGAAAAGTAAGTGGTTAATGCCGCCCTCAAGTTGGATAACAAGATAGTGAAACGCGCCGTGCTGGGCGTCTCGGTGATTCTCTTCATTCTGTTCATGTTCTCCATGAAGAGCGTGTTCCAGAACATCGGGGCCAGCGAGATCGTGGTGATACAGTCCCCAGTGAAGGGCACGCTCAACGTGTACAAGACGGAAGGTGTCAAGCTGCAGGGCTACGGCCACGTGACCATCTACCAGAAGGCCAGCCAGATAGACTGCGTATTTGAAGACGACCAGGGCCGCACGAAGGACAGCTACGAGCCCCTGGACATTCGGTTCAACGACGCGGGCAAGGCCAAGATGGGCACCAGCGTGCGCTGGGAGATGCCGATGGAGGACGAGAAAGTCATCGCGTTGCACCGCAAGTACGGTAGCCAGGAAGCCATCGAGCGCGACCTGGTGATGCGCACGCTGGAGCGCAGCAGCTACAACACCGGGCCACTGTACAGCAGCCGTGAGTCCTACGCCGAGAAGCGCGCCGACCTGCTCTCGTCCGTGGAGGACCAGGCCCGCTTCGGTGTCTACAAGACCAAGGTGCGTAGCGAGAAACGGATAGACCCGCTGACCAACGAGGAGAAGACCGTAGACATCGTGGAGCTGATCCCGAACCCGAACGCCCCGGGCGGCTACGAGCGGCAGACCAAGAGCCCGCTGGACGAGTTCGGCATACAGCTGGTGCCAGGCACACTCACCATCAACCGGGTTGAGTACGACGAGAGCGTGCAGGCACAGATAGACGCCCAGCAGGACGCCATCATGAAGGTGCAGACGGCCATCGCGAAGGCGAAGGAAGCGGAGCAGAACGCCATCACCGTGGCCGAGCAGGGCAAGGCCACGGCGGCGGGGCAGAAGTGGGAGCAGGAAGCCATCAAGGCCAAGAACGTCACGATGGCGGAATCGGCCCGCGACGTGGCTGCGCTCAAGAAGCAGGAAGCCGAGTTCTACAAGGCCGAGCAGGTGCTGCGCGGCGAGGGCGACGCGGAACGCAAGCGCCTGGCCATGCAGGCCGACGGCGCACTGGAGCAGAAGCTGGCCGCGTACACCAACGTGATGCGCGCCTGGGCGGAGAACGCGCCCAAGTACACGGGCGCGTGGGTGCCCAGCGTGGTGATGGGCGATCAGCCGGGCGGCACCGCCAACGGTGCGCAGACGATGATGGAGCTGCTCAGCGTGAAGGCCGCGCGCGACCTGGGCCTGGACCTGAGCATACCGAGCAAGAAGTAGCCTACTAACACCAGAGAGGAGGACAACCCTATGTGTGGAGAGAACGAGCACCTGCGCGAGGAAGAGAAGAGGCAGCAGGAGGCGACCACGCCGCAGCGCGAGGAAACCCCTGCGCAGGAACCGGTACCGCAGCCAGTCGGTGCGTAGCAGCGGAGCCCCGCGCCCCGCCCATAACGGAGGAGGAGAGGAATGACACTGACGTACAAGGAGAAGCTGGACCTGACAGCCCAGCGCAGTATGCTCAAGAAGATCCAGACGCGGCTCAACCGCCTGCGCACCGAGGCGCAGACCAAGATCGCGACGCTGGAGGAGGACGAGCGTGTAACCGCCGCCCGCGTGGCTGAGCTGGAGGCCAAGCAGGCGGGTGAGGGAGGTGCCACCGGTGATCGGCCTGCGTGAGCGCGCCAAGCGCAAGAAGATCAAGAGTAAGACAGCGACCGCAACAGCTGGGGCAAGCCTGGCGTGTGGGCGTGGCTGCCGGTGGGGCCTGCGCCCAAGGACAACATCGGCGCGCGGGAGCAGGACGGGTGCTTCCTGGGCGGTACCGCGTACACCAAGGACGTGCCGATCTTCGCCGTGCGCCGCGCCGCAGCACTGCAGACAGCGCTGGGCAAGGAGAAAACCGCGTTCTACGCGAGCGAGCTGGACATCAAGGTACCGGACCCGTTCATGGTGCTCCGGTACGGCCAGGCGGATCCCGTCGTCTTCGCCCACTGGGACGAGCCTGGGTTCAAACTGACAGAGGGCGAGAAGGAGGAAAAGGATGGCGAAGCAGCATGAGCTGCTGGCGGTAGAGGGCGCGCGCAAGGGCGCCTTCGAGAAGGTGCTGCAGGAGACTGGGCACAACTTCAACCAGCGGCAGGACTTGTTCAAGGGGCACGAGCGTACCTACCAGCCGTTCAACGACGAGGACAGCAAGGAAGCTGGTGTCGCCGACAGGCAGGCCATGGAGACCACCGTGCCGCAGCGCCTGGACTACCTGGGCGAGTACCTGGTGGCCTACGTGGACACCGTGTACCAGAAGGAGCTGACCAACCAGCAGGCCAAGGCCGACCTCGTGTACGAGGGCGAGACGCTGGCCACCGGGCTGCCGGTCACGTTCCTCCTGAACCTGGAGTCCACGCTCGCGCGCATGCGCGACACGCTGAACAGCACGCCCACGCACCAGACGGGCGTGGGCTGGGTACCTGACACGACGCACACCCACAAGGGTGTGCTGAAGAGCCAGAACCCGGAGGAGACGTTCAAGACGCGCAAGGTCATCAAGCCCTTCGAGCTGTCCCCGGCCACCAAGGAGCACAAGGCCCAGGTGGAGAAGTTGACCGAGGACATCAACGTGGGCAAGTTCCACAAGCAACTGTGGAGCGGCATGATCACCAGTGCCCAGAAGAGCGACATGCTGGCGCGCGTGGACAAGCTGATAGAGGCGGTGCGTACTGCACGCTGCCGCGCCAACGAGCAGGAGACGGTGAACGAGAAGATCGGCGAGAAGCTGTACAGCATCATCGCCGTGAAGTAGCATGCAGTGGGGCGGTACCGGCTGCCAACTCGGGGCGGCAGGAAACTGCTGCCGGGTAGCCGGGCCGCCCTACACCAAAGTCTATGTCCGCCAAACTTAGTGTCAGGCATCTGTGTCAGCAAGTTAGTGTCGGTGTTTCGCGGATCAAACTCAATCGTAGTGGCCCCACGGGTGTGTGGCTCGTCCGTATGCTGAAGGTCGCGGGTTCGAGTCCCGCTCCCCTCGCCAAAATCTTATGAGGGGATAGCTCAGTGGTAGAGCGTCAGCGGAATTGTAAACAACGGACAAATGGCGCACGCGACACCCCGGGCACGCGAATTTACTGTGTGCATAGCTCAGTTGGTAAGAGCTACAGCCTTGTAAGCTGTCGGTCACGGGTTCAAATCCCGTTACACACAACCCGGGGGCGGGGCCAGGCTAGGCCCCGCCTCCACCATTAACTGCAGGAGGCGAGCGTGCGCTGGCTGTTACTGCTACTCGTCGCAGTGTTGCTGGGCTGCAGGTGCGGCGGAGAACACGAGAGCACCAAGCCCGAACGTATAGGTAAGATCGTCGTCGTCGGTGAGGCGGGGTGGGGCACGTGGGTGAAGGACCTGAAGACGCAGCGTGTCGGTTTCTACGACCAGGACTTCGGGCAGCGCGGCGACACGTTGGCCATCGATCTGAACAACGTGGAGTGGAAATGAAGCTGTATCACGGCACGAGCGACGAGGTCGTCTTCCGCGCGCTCAGTCTAGGGTTAGAACCTAGGGGCAAGCGACCGGGCAACTGGGAGGCGGCCGAGTCGCGTGCCGACTGCGTCTACCTGACGCAGCTGTACGCGGGCTACTACGCCGACGCGGCGCGCGGCGCGCAGTGGGGCATCCTGGAGATAGACACGGACAAGCTAGACCCCACGCGCCTGCTGCCAGACGAGAACGCGCTGGAGCAGGCGTTCCGCTACCACGAGCGCGACGAGCCCCCCGGCAGCCCGGCGCAGCAGATCGCCGACGCGCTGCTGGCCATGGACGTGGCTGGGCGCACCGCCTGGTTCCGCGAGCGGCTGCCCATGTTCGGCGACCAGTGGCACGCCAGCGTGCGTGCCCTGGGCAACTGCGCTTATCGCGGCACGGTGCCGCCCAAGGCCGTCACGCGCGCGGCGCTGTACGATCCCAAGAGCAGCCGGGTGACGGCCCTGTGCCTGGACCCGAAGCTGGACCTGATGAGCGTGGCGCTGGCGCGCCCCAGGCACGAGGCCCTGACGGCCTGGCTCATGGGCGGCCCCCTGGCGCTGGAACCCTTCACCACGCCAGCAGCTGAGGACGCGGAGCTGGTGGCCCTGGCGGCCCAGGCCCAGCTGGGCGTCCGGCGCCTGCTGCGCGGCACCCCGGCGTGAGGTATACTTGTGGCCGTGGACATCAAGCCCGGGCAGGTGCTGGCTGCCCGCCTGCGCACCGAGTACAAGCGCGTGTATCTGGTGGACACCTACGTGGGAGAACCGAAGCTGTACCCCAACCGCACGTTTCCGCTGCAGGAGTTCCTGGCGCTGCGTAAGCGCAGGGCCATAGAGCTCGTGCGTGAAGATGACATACGTCTCGTGGAGTACTGGAGGGTGCTGTGAAACGCTACGCCATCGTGGGTGGTCTCGTCGCGTTCATCATGATAGCGATCTGGCTCGGGGGCAGAGACCCCAGCAAGCCAGGGTTCCCGGTGGAACCGGGCTGGCGCCGCGTACACTGGGGTGCCATAGACGCAGCCCCCATGGAGGTGTGCCGCGCGTGGGCACCTACCAAGAAGAGGCTCTGTCTGGACGTAGACACCGTCTTCGTAGGTAATCTGCACTTCGCGTTCACGGACACGGCTGGCACCGACAAGGGCCGCGTCGTCTCCATCACCATGTTCGGCCTCTCCGGCCCCGCCTACTACGGCGCCCGCTATCACGACCTGACAGACACGCTACAGGTACGTCCCCTCATGCTGGAGGAGATCCCGTGACACACGACGTCGTGCTCGCCTTGGCGCTGATAGCAGCGGCAGCCGTATCTGGTCCGCTGCACCGTTGGTTCAAGCGGAAGGAGGTGAGCCGAAATGCGCAACGATCTCGTCGATCTGCTCTGGTGGCTCCGCAAGCGCTAGACAGACACGACGCCGGGGCTGACAGGGGCGGCCCCGGCGTCGCTGCCTGTGTGGCGCTGCTGCTGCCCCTGCTACTGGCAGCCGCGCCCAACAACTGGGCGCAGCCCATGCGCGACGTATCGCTGTGGGCGACCTACGAGGCTCGGAGAGACTGCTGCGGCGGCGTCATGGACGTGATGGAACAGGGCGGCATGTTCCAGGCGTTCAAGCAAGTCCGCAGCGAGGGCAGCTGGACGTACTGGTCCTTCGGCATACCACTAGGCACCACGGTGGAGACTATCGTGCTGCGCACCACGAGCGGCAGCTACCGCAGTGACAAGGTGTTCTTCGTGAAGCCAGCCATGAAGTTCGAGATGATAGACTGTCCTGCCACAGCTACGGAAGAACACCAGCTGTGGAAGGTAGGTGGGGAGCAGCGCGCCGTCGCCTTCGCGCACTTCCCAGATGAACCCAAGGGCGGCGTGGTTAGTTGGGACGTAGAACCTCAGGAGGTTCAGAGATGAAGAAGATCCTGTGTGTACTGCTCGTCTTGCTGGTGGTCGCCATGGCCATGCCTGTGCAGAAGGCGGAAGCGAAGATGAGCGCCTGTGAGCTGTGGGCTTGGTCTCACTTTCATCCCGGGTTCGCCATGGGCTGTATGATCGAGATCATGTCCGACTTCGGCCGAGACTGGAACTCCATTTCTCCACCGGGAGATGCGGACGGCACCAGCGGCTAGCACGTAGGCGCGCGGCCCCGTGAGAAGGAACACCGCGCGTCAAGGGGGGAGAGCGGTCGCCCGACGGGCAAGGCGGGCACCGCGAACCCTTTCACCAGGAGGAGAGAGGGAGGCGCGCCGTGCTGCGCGTTGCAGATAGCTTACCACACCCACCCAGCAGCAGAGAGCAGGCCGTGCGTCGTGCTGGGCGTTATCAGCTCATCATGGCCATGGTGGAACCCTACGTAGCGGAACTACGCACCAAGCACCCAGACACGAAACTCTACGAGTACCTGCAGCCCACCTATCGCGACAAGTACAACCTCGGCCTCACGCGCGACCTACCGGGTGATGTCTACCTGGACGTAGCCGACACCACGGTACGCGCGGAGCTGGCGCGACGCTGCAAGCACTACGTGGCCCGCACCGGTGTGGACGGTATCATGCTAGACACACCGTTCGAGGTGGCCCCCGGCACGGAGCTGGCGGCGGCGCAGCTGTGCGCCGACATACAGACAGCGATCAGTCCCGCCGGAGCCCTGGTGAACTTCGGCGACTACGCCACCTGGACTAACGAGAACAACGTACCAGAGCTGCGGCGCAAGGCCCAGGCTGGCCTCGGGCAGCTCATGCCGTATCAGTTGGTAGAGGTGGGGCTGGACGTCAGCCGATTCACGCAGACCGCATGGGATCGCGCGCGCGGGCGCATGACTACCATGCTGGGTCGTGGCAAGACGGTCGTGTTCGGTATCTACGACCCCGCAGGGCAGCGCGCCCAGCTGGCGGCGCTGCTGGCGTGCGCCTACACACACGAGCGCCTGTACTATCTGTACAAGACACAGGCGGAGACGCCGGAGGAGGAGCAGTGGAACCCGTGGTACGCGGTAGCGAGATAGGACACGTGGTGTCGTCCAGCGGAGAACCGCTGAAGTTCTTCCTGGACGGAGACGACGTGTTGGTGGAGCGGGCCAACGGGCAGCGGCACTTCTACTGCCCTGCCTGGCACTGGGAGCTGGCGCTGGTCAACCTGCGACTGCGCGGGTGGGAACAACAGTGAGGCCCCCGGCGTTGAAGAGTGGATGCGCCAGGGGCCTCTCGCGAACAAGGGCTCGTCAGTACGAGGCGGGCTTCTTAGACTTACCGCCACCCTTCTTCTTAGGTGGCTTGGCGGGTTTCTTCTTGGGCACCTCTGATCACCTCCCTCCTAGGAAGTACCGAACGATCCGAGCGCGGCGGCCACGATGCAGGCCAACGCCCGCGCCTTGTCCGCCTTGATCTCGTCCACGACTTCCTTGGAGGCCATCGCCGCGCCGAACGCGGCCTGCACGTCCTCGTAGTTGAACCCGTTGCCGAGACCGTCGATCATTCCGTACAGCGCCTTGCCAGCTGCGTCCAGCTGGGCCTTGCTCTCAGGTGTGAAAGTCATCTTCTTCTCTCCTTCGGTTAGTACAGTCTCCGGAGCCAGCCCAGCCAGAACTCCTCCTTGCTGGATGTCTCCTCCACGCGTGCCAGGAGGTACGCCCCCTGGATCACGTTCATGGTGCCCACCACCGCCTTGGTGCGCCCCTCCTGCTCTGCCTTCGCGGCGGCAGCTGCCGTACCTGGCCCCAGGCGTCCGTCGACGGAGACGTCGGGCCACAGCTTGCCCTGTCGGTTCAGGGCGTTCAGCGCGCGCTGCAGGTGCTCCACGGCGCGCCCCGGGTTGGTGTGCACGGCCTGGTCCAGTAGCTCGCTTCCTAGGCTGTCCGCTACCTGTTCCATCACCGGTCCGAGGACCGCCCAGTACCGGCCACGGTAGAAGTCGCCAGCCAGGGCGTCCAGCTGCAGCGGGCTGCGGTCCTGGGCGTCAACGTGGCGCCAGCCGGGCCAGTCCGGGTGATACCTGCGACTGATGCCCCGGTAGGTCTCGCCGCCCGGGTCGGCTGGGTGCTTGACCCAGCCCCCCTCCAGCGCGAACAGGTGCTGCAACGCCGCGTCGAACTTGGCCATGTGTTAGTTCCCTTCCTTGAGTAGATTCAGGTCCGAGAGCACGGCGTCCGCGCCGCGCTGCTTGCCCTCCAGTACGAACTGCACCCACAGCGCGATGGACTCGAACACGTTCAGGCCCATGCGGGCCGCCTCCAACGACAGCTTGGACTGTGCGTCGTCCACACCGGCACCACCGAACTTCTCCAGCACGGCTGCGACGATCTTGCCCTTGCTGTCTATCTCGCTACTGGCGACCAGCTCGCGGTAGTAGTCCACGAACTCAGGCGGAACACTGTCGCGCCCCACGCGGTCCAACATGTCGTTGACGTCCAGCGTCAACTTGAGCGGGCTGTTGCGTGCGGCCAAGTTCTTGCGTATCAGGCCGAGGATCCCCTCCTCGAAGATGACGTTATACAGCGCCCGCAGCGGTTTCAGCTCTCCCTCTACATAGGTACGCAGGTTCAGGGTCTCTGCCTGTGCCTTACCCACCTCGCGGCCTATGTACCAGTGAGCCAGCTTGCCGAAGACGACGAGCAGCCCACCGATCACGCCCCAGTCACCGAGTTCTAGCGTCACTCTCTCCCCTTCCTGAATCTGCGCGTGCTGCGCGTCTGCGAGATAGCCAGCATACCCATGTTGCTGGCTGTGCCAGAAGGCCCCAGCAGCATCAGTGTCTGCTCGTACATGGCCTGCGCTATCGCCTGCTTGCCTGCGTTGTTCGGATGAATGTTGTCGCCAGCGGCCATGCCGGTGGTTATGTCCCAGCGGTTGCCAGTGGCACCACCCGCGCGCGGCTGCCCCACGAGGTACCGCATGGGCACTACGTAACCGCCCCCACCCACGATGGCCCCCTTGGCGCTGGTGAACCACGTGTCCATAGTCACGTGGTTGGCGTTGGGTTCGCCGGTGAGCGGACTGGGCTCCATGTGCAGGTGGATACGCCCGGCTGCCTTGATCGCGTTGTTGATGCCGGTGATGGATGTCATGTAGGCGTTGAAGTCTGGGCTACCGCCGCGCACGTTGTTCCACCCGGTGTGCACGAAGATGCCCTGTGCTCCGGTGTCCAGGGCGTCAGCCAGGCGGGCAGCGGTTGTGATGCTGTCCTCTCCGCCTACGCCTACGTTCTGGTAGGTCCAGCCACTGCGCAGGAAGAACTGCCGCTCCCACGTGCCAGTCACGTCCGTCTGGGTGTGGTCCTCGCTGACGTCGCGGTCCTCTATGAAACTGCGATGCCCGAACACGCCAGCTGTCCAGCTGTCACCGATAGCGGCGAACTGCGGCGTGTCCATGTACGCCTTGAACTGAACGTGCGTGTCGGCTACGGCGGCGGCGGTCTCCCAGTTGAACGTGTCGGTGGCTGCCTGCGCGTCCCACAGGTTGCTCTTGCCGGTGCCGCTGGCCGTACCCACCAGTATGTTGCCGCTGCCAGGTGTGCCCGCCAACGCGAACTCGCCGTAGTCGCCCTCACTCGCGTTAACTATGTACTGCCCCAGCTTGACACGATTCAGGGCGTTGGGCGTGAGGCGGGAGATCAGGTTCTCGCACGAACCCACGCGCGTGTACGTGCTGCCGGTCCAGCGCCACGCCGAGAAGACGAGCGACGTGTAGCCGGTCAGCGTACCGACGTAGAACTCCAGCTCCTTGATGGTACCGTCCTGCCGTATGCGACTGCGCCGGTGCTGCACCATCAGGCGCCGCGTCGGGTTGGCGCCCACAGCTAGGCTGGGCGCCGTCCCGAACGATGGGAAGTAGCCGCTGGCTGCAGATACTGCAACAGGCGGCATGATCACAGACTGAACTTTCCGCCCGGACCAACCTTCTCAGCCAGTACCGGATCCTTTACCAGCTGGGCCGCAGGAATCTTGACCGACTGGTGAATGGCCCAGCCGATACCGGCCTGCTGCATGCCGCCCTGCACGGCCCCCGCGATACCGCCCACCCAGTCACCGGTGGTCACGGCCCCGTGCAGGTAGCGCACTAGCACGCTGGCCGCCACGCTCATCGCGGGGATCTTCTGGTTGACTCGCGTGTCTCTGATGGTGTGCTTGACAACACCGCCCGCCGCCACGTTGATCAACGACTCCGGCGAGATGGCGCTCAACACCACGGGCGTCGCCAGCTGCACCAACGCGCCCGCACCTTTACCGATTGCCTTGAGAAACTTCATGTGCCCTTGCTCCCTCTACTCCTCCTACGAGAACCCTATGTGCCGCTCAGATAGCACGGCAACAACTTTATGCCGTGAAGTTGTACCAGTACGCGCTGACACCTTCCATGATCGTCTGCCTGTCCCCGTTGGCCACGTTGCCGTCGTAGATACACAGCTCGCTGAGCGTGCCAGTCCACGGGTTGCCAGCTGCAGCGTCCTCTCCGATGCGCAGCCGCGTGCTGTTGGGGTAGGTGATGTTCGCCGCCGTGAACGTGTCCGCAGCCGTGGCGTCGTTGGACTCGTAGAAGTTACCGTTCTGGTAGTCTATCAGCACGACATGCTTGCCGCTGTTGATGGCCGTGTTGCCCGCGTCGTTCTCCTCTGTGCCGTCCACGGACCAACGATAGTCGGTGCCTGCGGTGGCTAGGCCCCACCGGTAGAACGGACTACTGTGGCTCGCGTCCTGGTGGGGTATCGTCACCACGAAGGCGGCGCTGCTGTCACGCTTCGGGCCGATGGCCATCACCACGTTGGGTCGCGTGGTCATGTAGGGCCGCGTGGTGCCAGCGGTGGGATCGCGCAGCGCACAGCCACCGAAGAAATCGACATAGGGGCGGCCCGTCTCCGTCAGATTCCACAGCAGCCTGGGCTGCTTGGCGGGGCTTGCCGCGTTCAGGTTGACGCCGTTGCCGCTCTGGTCGTACCACGTGACCACGCGCGCCTGCCCGCGTACCCAGAACGCGTCCAGGTTGCCGTCGGTGTCGAACCCGACGTCCTGCTCCGTGTCGTCGAACGTGTCACGCAGGCGTACCACCGCGCCCGCGTAGGTGCTGTGGGCCTTCCGCAGTGCCCAGATACCCTGCGGTGTCACGCCTGTCACGGTGTCGTACGTCAGTGTGGAGATGGGACTGGTCGTATGGTTCTTCAAGCTGATGTTGTCCCACACGCTGCCCGCCCCCGTACCCACCACGCGCACGCGCACGATGGTGGCGGCGGTACGCAGCGAGAACGGTATCTCTATCAGCTCCCACTTACCGACAGTCGTGGCGGCTGCCAGCGTGGTGGTGACGGTCTTCAGCGGGCCACCACCGTCGCGTATCTCAAGGATGATCTGGCCCGTGGCGCTGCCCAGCCCGCCCTTGTACACTCGGAGCAGCGCGCTCTTGCCGTCGTCCGCGCCGGGTATGGTGTAGTCCTGGCGCCGCTCGTTGGTACCGCCGCCCGTGGACTGCAGATGGTCGTCGTCGCTGCTGGCGCCCACTACGCGCACCGCGTCCAGCGGGTACACGGTGGTGGTCGTGGTCCACGTGCCGCTCACGTTGGTCCAGCCGGTCAAACCACTCTCGAACCCGGGGTTGGTCAGGCGTTCCGCGGACAGCGACAGGTAGTTGGCGTAGAAGAACTCCGCCCAGTCCACCGTCCAGCTGGCACCCACCGCGCGCACCGCCTCCAGCTCCACGCGCCCCAGGCCCGTGCCACTGAGGCCCGCCAGGTTGTGCGGCAGCCCCGCGTGCGTCAGGCTGGTGCTGGTGGCCAGCAGCGTACCGTCCAGGTACAGGCGCGCCGTGTAGGTGGTGCTGGCCTCAGGGGTGTCGGCACTGTCAGCCAACAGTACGACCTCCTCCGGCGTGACGCGGTTGCGCTCCAGGTAGGCCGTGATGTCCACGTCCGTTACGCTGAGCACCTCTATGGGTGCGCGCAACCCCTCCACCTCCATCAGGTCCGGCGGCAGGGGCCGGTCGTAGCGCTGGTTCCGCACCAGCTGCTGCGTTGGGAAGTCTCCCAAGACCTGGGCCTGCGTGGCCGTGAACGACAGCAGCTGGTAGTACAGGGTGCCAGTGTCGGCGTTGGTGTAGCTGCTGAGGTTGGTGGTCTCGTTCAGAAAGAACACCGCGTCGCCGACAGCGTGATCCTGGAAGGTTGTGTCCAGCAGCGCGCGGTGCACCAAGTTCAGGTCGTACGTGCCGTTCCCGTTGTCCGTACGACTCTCGTAGCCCATGATCTCGCCGTTCATGATGAACAAGCCCTTGGCGGTACGGATGTCGGCCGCACTCTGCGTACCGAAGATATCCCCGTTGGGGTACGGCGCCTGCACCACTATCTTGGTAAGTATGCCGTCGTCCTGCGCCTGTGTCCTGTGCACGGCAGTCATCAGTTCCGCGCTCAGCAGGAAGAAGGCACTGTCCAACTGAGTGACGATGTCCTCAACGAAGTTGTCCAGCGACGTGACGAAGTCAAACCCGTCGTGCTGGTTGCTCGGGTCTCGCGCGAGTGCCCAGATGTAGCTGCTGTCCGCCACGATGGGGAACTGTACCCACGGCAGCTGGAGCAGGTGGTAGGGCGCCTCGAACACGTTGTACTTGACGATGTCCAGCGCGGTGATCTCGCCGGGATCGTCCAGACCACCGGGCGGTTCCGCGTACACGGTGGCGGCCACGGCGAACTTGTCCTGCACGCAGTCCAGCACCACGCTGCCGTTGATCAGCTCTCCGAAGTCGAAGCGCTGCACGCGCATGACCACCTGCGACAGACCGAACCGCGCCCACGAGAACACGAACGGGTCGCCGGGGCGCAGGGCGCTGGCCGCACGGGTTACGCGCAGTGTGGCGCGGAACATAGGCACGCTGCGGTACGCCAGCTCGCGCGTGGCCAGCGCAGTAGCCAGCGCCTCGGTGGTCACGGCGGGGTAGTTCAGCTCGGCGCTGTTCACGCGCCCCTGCGCGCTGATGCTGGCGCCGTCCTGCGCGATGGCCGTCGCCTCGCTGTAGCGCTTGGCCCTGCTGTTGTAGATGAGGCGTATCTGGTTGCTGGTCTCGGACCAGCTGCTGCGGCTGAACGAGTCAACGGACTCCACGTTCGTCTCGTCAAATACCGGTAGCGTTCCTATGACATAGTCCTCTCGCACCAACCGCATGTTGATCTTGCCGGTGGCCGGGTCCTGGAAGAGAATACCGTCCACCTGCGTCAGGATCTCCTCCAGAACACCCGTTGCGTCGTTCTGATTGGACACGATCAGACTGGCGCCGTTGCTCTCCGCCTTCAGCGTGGTACCCACAGCCGTGAACGACGACTTCTCCACTTCAGCCGCTGCCAAGCCCAGGCCGCCCCACTGATCGGTGAGAAGACTGTAGATGATCTCCGCTGGGTTCAGGTCATCGCCGATGAGACGATTCGCACCCAGGCCGAGCCCGTCCGGGTACCTGGACAACACGAAGCTCAGCGGCTGCATGGTGGCCTGCGTACCGATATAGAACGGATTCGTGGTCGTTATCGTACCGATGATCGGAAAGGTCCTGGTCTCTACGTTGTTCTCGAACACCACGTGCGCCACGCCCACGTAGCCGGGGAGGTCCGCACCGTTGGTAGCCAGGCCAGAGATGAGCACGTTCCTGCTCTGCGTGAACCCGCCGCTGTAGTATCGGATGGTGCCGCGCAGCCCGCCGCCCTTGCTCGGACCACCGAACAAGCTAGGCACGTTGACCAGAAACGTGACACCGTTGCCGTTCAACGTGATAGGTACAGTTGCAGACTTCTTGCCAGCGAAGACTTGGTGTAGTGTCACGTCCGGCCCCAGGCACAGCGCCAGGTCCATGTTGAGGAAGTACTGATAACCGACAACCTGATCGTTCTTCTTCATCGGGTTCGACTTGAAGTTCCCGAACCACGCGGTGTTCGGGCTGCGCAGCCGCACCTTGCCGTAGATCATCGGTATGGGTGCCCCCGCAGTCGCGCGCGGGAAGCGGATATCGTCCAGCTTACCGGGGCGTGCGTCCTCTATGTTGGGCTTCGGCGCGAAGAACCGGGTGTAGATGAAGCTGGCGATGACCAGCGCTATGAGGAACCAACCCATGCTAGAGGCTCCCCTCGAACGGATTCTCCGCAGGCACGTATGGGAACCCACCGAAGTTGATGGTGTTGTTGTGCTTGACCTTGCAGTCACCCTGATATGCGTGGTCGCACCCGACGACGAGTACCGCCTCGTCTCCGTTGTCTACGTCAAAGAACGCGAAGCTGATACCCAGCACGTTCGCCACGTTGCTCTGTATCAGGCGCCGCTCGCCCTTGGCCGGGAGGTACAGCGTGCCTGCCTTGAGATAGTTGTCCGCGAACCCGTCGTTGGTGACACCTATGGTCAGGCCGCCCCCGGTCACGCTCGTCACGGTGGTCACCGCCTGCTGCACCACCGCCTTGCAGCGCACGTCGTACAGCACGTGGTTGCACGGCCCGTGGTAGAAGGCGCTGGGCACGGCGCCGCGCAACGCCAGCTCGAACACGCTGGGCACTCGGATCTTCGCCACCTCGCCTGCCACGTTGAAAGTGGTCACGCGCCCACGCCATACGACCACCCAGTCCACGGCGGGGTCGCTGTCCTCGTGGTATCGGTACACGGTCAGTGACAGATCCGGCAGTGACGGCGAGAACGCGTATGTCTGTATGAGCGGGGTCTCGAACGGCAGTTCCACCTCCAGCTCCAGCGCGTCGTCCGTGTGTGTACCGGCGCGGATGGCCGCGCGCTTGATGAACGCCGCCGTGTACACCAGACCGTCTATGGTCACGTCACGTTGCGCGTTGGTGTAGCGCCAGCCACCAGCCGTACCGCTGAAGTGATAGCCCTCCACCGGACCGCCGTCGTGTGCGCTGAGCTCGAAGCTGTCGTATGTCATGTGTCCGTCGTCCTGAGCGCCAGCTCTATCTGGGTTCGGGTGGTCTCGTGCAGCAAGTTAACGACGTCGTTGCCCAGGCGCACCCGGTTGAGGTAGCCCACCTTGAACCCGACGCCCCAGTTGGCCGTGCCGGGCAGCGCGGTGTTCAGCGTCAGGCGCTGCGTGGTCGACGTGAGCACCAGCACACCGGTCACCTTGCGGTACAGCACGCTGCCGTCCGGCGCCTCCAGTCGCAGCCGCTTGTACGTGTCACGCACGAAGTAGGCTGTGCTGTAGTTCGCGGTGAACACGTCTATGGTGCTGCTGCTACTACTGGGTGTCGCAGAGAGCAGAAAGTCCTCCCGGAACGTCGGCGCCAGGAAAGGTTCGCGCATGCCGCGCGCCGCGTGCAGGAAATCGCGCCAATAGTCCATGTCGTCTGGCCGCACCGCGTGGAACCTGCGCACACCGGCAGCGAACGGGTGCAGCCACGTGACACGCTCCTCGTAGACACCGGTCTCCGTGTCCAGCGCGGTGGGGTTCCGGTCGAACTTCTCCGGTACGTCACCGTCCACGACGGGCCGCTTGTCCAGTACGTTCAGTCCGTCGAACGTGGCGATCACAGCCGTGCTACCTGGGCGCGGGAAGGTGGGCCGCGTCTCGCCGATCAGGAACGACAGGCGTAGCCGCCCCGTCACGGTGCGCATGTCAGGCCCTAGCCCGTTCTCCAGGAAGGCCAGGGCGGTAGGCACCACCACATCCGTCGTACGCACGTCCTGGCCCAGTGGGAGCGCGAGGTTGGCCCCGTCCGAGACCACCGTGGTCACCTGGAACAGGAACGACTCCTCGGTGCCAGGGCGGAACACGACGACGTACTCGTCGTTGCGCACGTCGGTACGCGCTGGGTTGAAGAATATCTTCGTGGCACCGGCCAGTGTGGTCTGCGTCAGGTTCGTGGCGTACTGATACATGGGCAGGTTCATGCGGCCCACGCTGGCGTCGTGGATGCGGCGATACTCCTCGCGGCGGCGGTTCTCATCGGTGACGAACACCTCACACTCCACGCGGCGGCGCGGCTGCATGCGCAGGGCCATGCGCTGCTCGGCGCTGCCGTTGTCCGCCGTGACCACGCTGCTCAGCCAGCTCCACTGCTCGCTCACCGGCACCTCGGGTTCCACGCGCAGCCAGTCCAGGCTCGTCGGCGTGAAGGCGGGCAGGGCGCCGGGCGTGGCACCAGCGAGCCCGCTGGTCTTGTACTTGATGGGGCGCAGGTCCTTGGGCAACAGGATGGTCGCACCGTTACCCAGCGGATCCCACGCGTAGGGCTTGGTGGGGTTGGCGAACACGTCGGCCTCGTACTGGTTGAGCGCGAACGTGTCCGTAGCCCACGGGTCGTTGCCGGTGGTGTCGTCGCGATCCTCGTCCCACAGGTTCTCGTAGTGCCCGTCCGCGTTGGTGAACGACGTGACGTTGGTACCGTACAGGAACACATTGCCGCCGATGTTGCGCGTGACGACGATGCTGGTGGGTTCCGCTATAGCGTTGTCCATGAACGGATTGCCGACATTACCGGAGGTCGCACGCTGGTGGAAGAACAGCGTGTTGTAGAACGACCATGTACCGATGTCCGGACGAGTAGCGACGATACCGGCGGAGAAGATCGGGTTGAGACTAGTCGGACCGTTCGCATAGTACGTCCAGCTGTGGAAGTCCTGAATCAGATCTGTGATGGCCGCCGTACCCGTGCCGATGGCGATGTTGTTGCTGGCAGGTGACGAGGTGGAGTCGTGGTACCGCACGAAGTGATCCCACTGCTGACTATGAACACCGAAGAAGTCGCCGAGAGACGAGACGTTCTGGAAGTAGCACCCAGTCACGACGGACATGAGGCGTGTCACACTACCAGAGAACCCGCCGCCGTCTATCAGCCAGCGCTGCCCTCCAGCGATCGTACCTAGCGGCCCACCTAGTACCTCGCAGCCTTCCCACTTGGTGGGCCTGCTCACGTTGCCCGGCACGTCCCAGAAGAGACAACGCGCGCTGGCGGTGTGTCCTGTCACCTCGGTCGCGTCGAAGATGATGTTACGGAACACGTAGTAGCCGGTGGTGTCTGCCTCGTAGGCCAGCAGGCTGCGTGTCACGTTGCCGTCGGCGCTCAGTGCCTTGAACACCACCGGCGCCGGATTGTCGAACCTATCCACACCGCGTATCAGCAGCCCCCGCCCGAAACCTAGATCGCTGCCCACCACACCGGGCTTCGCTATGGCGCGCACGGTGTGCGGCGGCCAGCGGTGTATGCCGTCGCGCACCACGTTCACCCTGTCGCCGGTGGCCAGGCCGCTGAGCCCCATGATGCTCGTCAGTGTCAGCTTGGGGCTGTCCTTGGTGCCGGGGTTCGCGTCGCTACCCAGGGTGCTCATGTACCAGTCAGCCACCTAGCCCCCCAACGCACGCTTGATCTGCGCGGGGTTGCGCTGCACGAAGCTGAGCAGCGTGCGGTCCCCTGCAGACGTGTTCAGGGTGTCCAGCATGCTGCGCGGGTCGAAGTTGACGACCACCCGTGGCGGTGGCACCACCACCGGCGCGGCCTGCCCCTGCTGGCCCTGCTGCTGCTGCGTGCTCGTGCTCACGTTCACGCGCTCGCCGGGTGTGGCGGCGAAGGCGACCATCTGGCTGTCAGGCCCACCACTACCGCCCACCTGGAAGCTGCCGCCGTGCTGAAAGGCCGGTAGCCCCAGCGCGGCCAGGCCCTGCGACAGCAGTATGCGACTGGTGAGATTGAAGATGTCGTTGGCGATGTCCATGAAGAAGTCACGGAACGTGCGCGTGCTGTCCGTCAACCCTTGTATGGCACTGTCGAACGCGCTCGTGATGGCAGCTGCAGCCAGGCGCTGCCCCTCCGTGAACTCGTCTGCGGTCTGGCGCAGATCTGACATGCGGCGCTCGTACTCTCCCTGATCAATGACGCCCTGGCGGAACAGGTGGTTGAGGTACGCCATCTCGTCTCCGAGCTCGCCCAGTGTGAGCACCGTCTGCTCCACTTCCGTCTGGTCTATGCCGAGCGGACCCTTCAGGTCTCCGGCCTCTATGCGAGGCTTCGGCGCTAGGACATCGGTGATGTCTTTACCACTTGCCAACGCACCTTCCAGCTGGGCGGCCTGCTGCTGGAACTCGCGCTGCTTGACCAACAGGCCCAGCCGTTCCTCCAGCGGAATGTTGGCCTCCTCGAGCGCCTGCTTCTGCCTGACGAGCGCAGCAACTTGGCGCTCCTGCTGATCGGTGAGATCGTGACCTACGGCCTTCTCCGCTTCCAGCAGCGCCTGCCGTACCTCGCGATCCTTCTCGCTCAACTTGAGCAGCTCGTTCTCCTGCTTCAACGCGTCTATGAACTTGGTGAAGCTCTCGCTGGCCTCCTTGTTGGCCACCACCTGCGCGCGTCGCGCGCGTATGTGCTCGAGGATCTGCTTATGTACCTTCTCCTCCTGCGCCTCCACCTCGGCTTCCTTGCGCTTGAGCGCGTCCGCCTGCAGGATGAACGCACCGATGGCCACCGCACCTACGGCCACCAGCGGGTTGGCCAGTATCACCTTCCACAGCTGGTTGAACGCGGCAGTCAGGCTCTTCAGGCTAGCCAACATCTGGGCCATACCTGTCGTCGTGAGCAGCTTCATGCCTTCAGTCAGGCCGTTGATTGCAGAAGTGGTGCTGTTGACAGCCTTCACGCCAAGAGCCACCAGCTGCTGCGCGAACACGATTGTCAGCAAGGGTATCAGCGCCTTGGCCGCCGAGATGACCGTACCCATGTTCTTGGACAGCGATATCATGGACTTGGCCAGGAAGTCCACGGCGCCGGTGTTCTTGTTGAGCGCACCCGCCTGGTTGATCAGCTCGTTGTTCAGCGTGGTGAACGCCTCGCGCAGCGTGGGCACCGTCTCCTCGGCCTGCTTGCGCAGCTTCTCCTCCTGACTGTCGAACGCGGCGATGATGGTCTGGCTCGTGATCTTGCCCTGGTCAGCCAGCGCCGCGAGCTCGCCGATGTTCACCTTGAGGTGATCCGCGATCACGCGCGCCACACCCGGAAGTTGATTCAACGTCCGGGTGAGCTCGATGCCCTTCAGGCTACCGTCGGCTAGCCCGGTGACGAACCTGCTGAGCGGTTCCGCCGCCTGCTGCAGGTTGCCGCCGCTGGCGAGCACGGCCTGGTTGAGCTGCTCCTGCAGCTTGATGGCGCGGTCCTGCGTGATACCGAGATCCTTCTGCACGTTGGATATGCGGTCGTACACGCCGACGGTGGTCTCGAAGTCTTGACGCGTGCGCTGCGCCACCTCGAACAACCGCTGCGTGACTTCCGTCAGCTGCTGGCTGCTGGTGGTGGCACCGCGCAGCTGGTTCTGGATACGGGTGAACGCGTCGCTGTACTGCAGCAGCGCGCGTATGGTAGCGCCGGTGGCGAGGAGACCCAGTGTGCGGCGGAGGAGTTTTACCGCATCATCGGACTTCTTGGCCCCCTCGCCTATCCGGCTTACGTTGCGCTCTACTACACGCGCACCCTTCTCGTCTATCTCAAGTATGAGGCGTTCTGTCGGCATCCTATCCCTCTAGCAGCTTCGCGTTCCGCAGCTCCGCGCGCGCGGCGGCCAGGCCCGCAGCAGACATGCCCCCGGGGGCCTGCTTGCTGTGCCCCTCGTCCAGCGGCACGATGTACGGAACACTGTTGGAGATGAAGATGGTACCGTCGCCCAGCTTCCACTGGTCTATGACCTGCTGAGCTTCAGCTATAGTGGTGGCCCCCGCCCTGTCAGTGGCGGCATCGAACCGCTCGCGGATACTGTTGATGCTGGCCAGCCACGCGCCGCGCGCGCGCCCAGTGTCAACTGGGGTGGCTAGCACGAGGGTCTGGTCAGCGGCCAGGGCTGCGCGCCGCACGGCCTTCTCGGTGTTGGCTACAACCTGGTCCGCACGCAACCGCATGCGCCGCGCGAACTGTCCGAGAGTCCTAGACGTAGCCACGGTTCACTTCCTCCTCGCTTGGTGTTCCAGGTACGCTACGTCCATCGCACGCACGAAGTAGAACAAGTCGTCCTTCTGCTCCTCGTCCAGCTCGAACGCTTCGGCGTAGTCGCGCATGGCGGTCCATGGTATGGGGCCTAGCGCGAACCCCGTGAACCTACAGCTGCTCAGTTCCAGGAACGCGTCATAATACAGCTCCAACCCCTGGAAGAGACTCGGTGCCTCCCGTATCTTGGCAGGCAACGGCAGCCGCTCGCGCATGCACTGCTGGATTATCTTGGCCTCGACCGGTGCCTGCTCTAAGGTGTAGAGGAGACACCCGACGAGTTTTTTGCGCCCTCCTCCCGCAGCGTGGCGCGGTACAGCGCCGTCTTACTGGCCATCTCTCGGTGCTCGTCGAACAGTTCGGGCAACCGCTCGTAGGTGGCCGTGACGTTGTCCTTGGTGAAGGACAGCACGCTGCCGTCCTCGGCGTGGATGCCCTGCTGCCACTCGCCGTTCACCTTGACCTGCCAGTCTCGCACCACGGCGACGACATAGGTCTCGCGCAGAATACGGTTAGCCGTCTCCACGTCGATGGTCTCCGTCTGAATGGCGCGCCGGTACGGCCTGCTCTTCAGTTCCAGCGTGCGCTGGAACAACTTGTTCGCACCGCCTGCGCGCGCGAGCTGCGTGCGGAACTCCCCATAGTCAACCCAGACCCCGTCCTTCTCGGACTTGGTGTCCGTGTCGAACATCTCGTACATGCTACCCATAGCTAGCTCCTCCTCCTTGTGCCGTCTACTTCTGTTCCTTGATCTTCTTCTTCATGGCCTGATTGGTCTGACTGTTCAGCTCCGCCTCGGCCTGGCTGAGAATGGCGTTGCGCGCCTTGGCGTTTCCGTACACCATCTTCGGTGCCAGTGTCGGCCCCTGCAGCACGCCCTTCACCTTGGGCAACGGCGTGGCCAAGCTGTCCGCAGGCGTCGGCTTCCTGCCGCCCAACTTACTCGTCAGGTCCCTGATACCTTTTCCGAAAGCACCCATGACTGTTCTCCTTTTTGCTCTGGGCCTACACGTCCGCAGCGCTGGGCAGGTAGTCCCAGAAAATCATCAGCGTCGTGTAGTCCAGGTTCGCGTCGATCTTCGCCCCGGTTGCAGCTGGCATGTCCAGCGGCAGCGTGATGGGCTGGTCCTGCTCCACGTTCAGCCGCCCGTTACCCAGGCTGACGAGCGGCAGGTCGATGGTGATACCCGCGTTGGCCTTCACCATGTGACAGTCGATGGTGACGTCGCTGTTGTTGCGCACAGCCGCCACCGCGTCCACCGTGGAGAAGTAGGCGGTCACGCTGCCCTGCACCTCGAACGTACCGCTGCTCACCTCGAACGCGCCCAGGATGCCCACCGCCTTGAGCGGGGTGGCGTTGTTGTTGAACGAGAAACTGAGCTCCGTCAGGAACGCGAACAGCGCGCTCGGTGCCGGGCTACCTGCCGTCACGACGTGCATCTTGATGCGGCTGAAGTCGCTGCTGGTGTTGAAGGCGTCGGCCTCCGCCAAGTTGGGCCGTGTACCGCTCTTCAGCCCCGCCAGGTGCGTGCGCGTGGTGTGGTCCGCCCCCACGTAGGTCAAGTCCACCGTGACCTTGTTGGCCACGGGGATGTTGATGGTGGCCTCGTTGAGTACCTGGCCTTCCAGGTACTCCGCCTGCGGGCTGCTGGGCAGCGTGTCGTCTGGGGCACCCAGCGTGCGCTCCAGGTTGTACGTGCGGCGCACGATGGCCGTACCCAGCTCGTTCTTGAGCACGCGCCCGAAGAAGATCTGGATGGTGTCGGCCGCGTTGGCCTCCGTCACCATGGCGCTGGCGCTCTTGTCGAACTCGATGCGGTTGGCCGCGATCGTGCGGATGCGCTTGAACCCGTTGTTCGCGGCGGTGTCGAACTGGTTGGCGGCCAGGTCTCCGCCGAGGAACATCCACTCTCCCACCGTCAGGTTCAGTGTGGTGAGGTTGAGCACCGTGGTCGTCAGCGCGGGCAGACTGCCCGCGTTGTCTATGTCCAGATCGCCCGCCGCACCTTGGTGCCCGACCACCGTCACCTCGGCAGCCGTGACGCTGGGCGTCTCGTTGACCACGTTCTCCGCCACCGTGATGGTGGTGGTGGTAGCCGCCGTCACGCGCTTCAGGCCGTTGTTGGCCGCGTTGGTGAACCCGCTCATGAAGACCAGGTTGCCAACGAGAAACGTGACCGCCCCCGTGGTGATGGTCGCCGTGATGGTGCAGCCCGCACCGGTACCGCCCGTGGTGGCCACCGGGTTGCCCGGTGCCACGGTGTAGCGCCCCGGGCGCGTGATACTGACCGTAGCCACCACGCCAGCCGGGGCCGTCAGCACGGTGACCTGCGCCGCCGTGGTGAACGTACCACCGCTGAGCGTGAGCACGTCACCCACCACGTAGCCTGCACCACCAGCCGCTACGACCGCCACCGTGAGCTGCAGGTTGCTGAACGTGTACACCTCGGTGGTGCCGTTCACGTTGGTGCAGGGCACGTGCTCGAAGGTGACGACACCCTGCCCACTGGTACGCTCGAACGTCTCCGGCTTGCGCCGCAGGTTGGCGTAGAACAACCCCTGCAGCTTGTCCTGCAGGTTGGTCTGCGTGATGTCCGTGTCGAACCCGCCGCCGCTCTCCAGATCGGTGGTCACGCCCTTCTTGCGCTGGCGACTGGGATTGATGGGGTTACGCGCGAGGGTGGTGATCTGCCCACCGAAGTCCGTGTACGTGTTCGGCTCCAGCGGCTTCCAGCTAGGCGTGGCAGGCAAGACCTTGAAACTCGCCTCCTCCGCGTAGCGCAACCCGGTCACGTTACTGTCTATCGTCTGCTTGATAGCCATCTCTGTTACCTCACCTCTTCGTACTCGAAGTCGGCGAGTACGTTAGTTTGAAACCATGCTCCCTCTTGTCCGACATGAAGGATCCGCGCGTTGCGGAATCTAACGTCACCAGGTGCAGTCGTCGTCCCCTCGAACGAGTTCTTAGCGATCTGCGCCAGCTGATCTGCCAGCACACGCCCGTCTCCGGTGGGCGTGAATATCTGCACGCTCGCCACGCCCGTGTGCTGGAACATGCGCCTGCCAGTCTCACCGGACAGCGTGGCCTGCCTGCCCGCCACGTTGCGGAACGACACGCGCGCCCAGGGGCCGCTGGTCGGCGGCGCACTGGCCACGTCGTCGTAGAGCAGTGGCACGCCCTGGCTAGGCGCCCCCAGCTCCCACGCGTCGCGGAACGCCTTCAGCCCCTCGTCCTGCGCCTGTGTCACGCCGGTCACGGTCATCTCGACACCTCGAAGATGTACAACAGCTTCTTGTCGGCGGGTCGCAGCAGCTCAGCACGCAGTATCTTCCAGATGACACTGCCGTCCACGATCAGGTCGAACGTCTCCAGCGCCTGGCCCGCGTCGCCGTTGGCCGCGAAGTATGCCACCTGCTCCGCGCGCTTCGTCTGGTCCACGTTGGCTACCCGCTTGCTGGGTTCCACGAACACCGCCTTGCCGGTGACCTGGGCCAGATGCGTGGTGTCCTGTCCGCGCCAGGGCTTGGTCGCGTCCACCGGTGTGCTGCCCTGCTTCACTATGGTGGCCGTGCGCCCGTTCTTGTCTATCAGGCGCTGCGCGGTGGCCGCCAGCTTGACGAAGTTAGCCACGGCGCACGCTCCTGCCGAACGCCGACAACAGCAGTTCCTCCATCCAGAGATCCGCCTGCGGGTACTCCGGGATGCGTTGTATCAGGTTGCCGGTGCTGGTCATCGGGTGTGCGCCACTGCCAGCGAAGCTCTGGTACTGCGTGGCCTCCGTGATGGGGCCGACCGTCTCCGTCTTGCCGGTCACTATGCCACTTACCTCGCTGGTCGCCTCGCCTGTGTCGGGGTCCACGATCGCGAACTCGTTGCCGGGTATCGGTGCCAGGTTGCGTTCCAACCGCAGCACCACCCACGCGTACTCCACCGTCGCCTTCTTCAGCGCGGCGGGTACACCGCTGAGCAGGAAGTCGTCGTCGTCGTAGGCGTCCAGGCGCGGCCACTCCAGGCCCTGCGTGCCGGACTTGCGAAAGCCACGGAACCGGCGCCCGAACCGCTTGTCTATGTAGTCAGTGGCCGCGACGATGGCTGGTTCTATCTGGGCCTGGGTGAACTCGTTGGTCGTGATCTGTGCACGGTCCACGTGATGCGCGTTGAACTCCGTGTGCGTGGCGTAGGCGTTGGCACCCACGACCCCGTTACCATCTTCTAGTGTGAAGGCCATAGTTAGACGATACTGTTGTTCTGCACCGTGAACACGCCGTACATAACTGTAGACACCGCACCCGTGGCGTCAACCACGCGGCACTCGTGGTACAGCGCACCCTTCAGCGGCTCGGTGTCCGCCGGGGCCAGCGTCACGCGGAACTTACCACCGGGCGCGTCCGTCACGACGATACCTGCCGCCAGCTGCTTGGTCACCGTGGGCGGTTTACCCTGCGCGGGCGCGACCACGAAGGTGATGGGCGTAGCCCCCGTGAGATTCTTCATGGCTGGCGTCACGCTGTCTCCGTCCGTGACCGTCACGTCTATGAGCACCGTGTTGCCGCTGAACACCTCGATGTCCACCTTCTGCGCCATGCTAGTCGTCACACTCCGGTATCGTGCCGGTCACCGGATGTACCGTCTGGAACTGCGCGTTGGTGGGTACGCCCAGTGTGAACGCACCTGCGGGCGCGTGCACCGTCTGGTAGCTGGCACTGGCAGCCTGCACGGCCCTGAACTGCGCGCCCGCCCCCTGTATCGTACTGAACACACCGTCCACGCATATCTCCTGTGTCAAGTTACTGCTGGGTGGCGTGTACTCTACGATGACCTCTATCTCGTAGTCCCACCAGTTCAGGCCCGCCACGCTAGCCGTCCGGGATAGGCGGGTCCACTTCAGACGAGAACGTATGCTTCCGCACGGAGAACGCGTTCGGTGTCGCGAGCTCGTCGCGCGTGATGCCGCCCGTACTGTCGAAGATCGCCGTCTGGGCCATGTCCACCCCACCCGTGTTCACGGAGAAGCTCTTCTGCGCGCGCGCTACACCGTTGATCCTCAGGGAAAACTCGACACCCGGCTGCTGCAGCGTACTGAGATCCTCGTTGTTCTTGCTGTACTGCCGCACCTTGATAGCCGTGATGACAGAGCCTGCAGGTATGGCGGAGAAGTCGTAGCCACCGTACTCGTTCCGCTTGTTGATACCCGCCGCCTCCTGGCAGCGCACGTAGCTCGCGGTGTTGGGTGTGTCCACACCGCTGTCCACGTTCAGATGGGCCGCCTGCACGGGCACCTTGTTGGGCCACTCGTCCAGGAGCGTGGTGGTGGCGACACGCGTGATGCTGGCCACTGCCTACCGCCGCACGCCCGGTACCGCTGCGTCCACCTGCGCGCGCGTGAGGGGCTTGCCGTACAGCTGCTCCACCGCGTCCAGGCGCGGTAGCCCCTCGTCCGTCCAGTGCTCGCCGTTGTTGGCGTCCAGGGCCATCACCGCCGCGACGATCCGGTCCGTCTCGAGGGACGCCCCGTGTACCCCGGGGTCCGCGTGTCCAGCCCCACCGGGAACAGCCCCCGCGCCCCCGGGCGCGGCGTCGTCTGCTCCGCCGCCGTCGTCTGTGGGTACTGCGGCAGGCCCTGCCCCAGCGGGCTGAACTGCGCCTGCAGCACCGTCTGCCTGCCCCGGTTGGGCAGCTGCCTGAAGATGACGCTTGCCATTTTCCTTCTCCTCCTCGTCGAGCGCCTGGTAGTGCACCAAGGCGCTGCTCCCCTCCGGGAACGCCTTGAACACACGGCCGATGTACTCGCACGTGTTCTTGACACTCAGCTGATCCCCAGTTACGACGCCCACGCCGTCGACGAAGTGCCACTTGCCCAGCACGCACGTCGTGCCCGCACGGGCACCAGTTAGAATCAGCCTAGCTGTGATCACCGACATATAAGGTTCCTCCTCCTACTGAGCGATCCACTCCACGAGCAACGTACCGGTCGTGTATGCTTGGGTCAGCGCCCTTATCTTCACGGCCAGGTACGGTGCTACGAGAATGGGAACGTGCACGACGGTCGCGCTGCAGAACTGCGGAATGACGTACTTGCTGCCGTCCGCCGGTGCAGCTGCCGCCGCGAACAGGTTGAGATCCGAGCTAGCCGCCGCGCCGGTCTGCATGTCTGCAGACTGGCGGTAGTGGTTGTACCCGTCACCATCCGCAGTGGGGTCCGGCCCGCTGGGGTTGCGACGTCCGACGAGCCTGGTCTGCAGCGTGCTGCCCGCCGCACCGCCCGTCAAGCCTACCCACTGAAAGTACACGGTCACACACTCCGCCATCTTCTCGTCTCGTATGAGGCTGATGACGTAGGCGTCTTGATAGGTGGTCGTGATCGTGTTCGCGTTGATCGTCACTGAAGACCGATGAATGACGGGACGAGCCATTTCGTTTTTCTCCTTCCTTCACCGGGAGGGGGCGACACACCTACGCCCCCACAGGCGCGCACGCCCCCTCCCGGATCCAGAGTTACGGAATGATGCCGGGCGCGGCGGCCAGAGCCTTCTCGCTGAAGAGCGCGAGACCGCTGTACCACTTGACACGCCAGATGCGCTCGTCCTTGGTCTCCGACTCGCCGACGTCCACCACCTGGATGCCGCTGGCCATCTCGGCCGTGAGCCCGGCCAGGCCGTTGCTGCGGCTACCGTCGTCCAGGCAGCCCGCGAACACCGTACTGGCGACCACGCTGGCTCCCTGGGTCTGGTTGATGGGGATGTAGTCGTTGCGGAAGATGGGCACGCTGCTGTAGGCGATGATCTCCTCGCCGTTGGGCAGCGTCACGACCTCGTTGATGCTGGCCCCACCGAGCGCGCGCAGCAAGCCCCGGTAGAACCGGCGCTCGCGGCTGTGCATGGTGAAGTAGTCGACGTGGCCGTCCTTGGCCGTGACGAGATCCATGATCTCGTCCAGGATGGTCAGTGTCAGCTGCTGACCGTTGGCGGCGCTGGTGCGCGACTGCCCGGCAGCCACGAGGAGGATCAGTCCCGTGAACTGGTCGGCCGCACCGGTACCGTTGATGAGCATGTGCTGGTACAACCGCCCGCAGTGCTTCGCCTTGCTGGCGATCTGCACGGCGGTCTGGTCGTTGCCCCAGCCGCTGCGCGTGGCCTGGATGAGACCGTTCACCTCAGCGTCGCCGACGATGGTCGTCAGCGTGCTGGTCACCGTGGTGAACGTGGCGGCAGCCTTGATACCCGCTGTCTCGCCGGTGATCGGGTTGCGGTCGGTGGCGTCGTCGTAGACTACGCCCACGCCCGCCACACCGACGCCACCCAGTACATTCTCGCGGTTGTACGCGAGGGCGTTGCCGTCGATCCCGTCGAACGGCAGCACCTGAAACATCTGGTTGACCGTGATGATGTTCTCGATGACGCCAGCTACCAAGTCGTTCTGAGCGAGTTTGGCGCTTTCCGTCAGAGTTACGGAAGACATGAAGCACCCTCCCTGAGGATGAGAGAAACCGTTTCGGTTGACTACTGCCTGGCGACGGATCCCCCGATCCAGACAGCCCAACCCCTCGGATCCCCCTGTCGGGTGGGTGTTACGTGGAACCTCTTACGCCCCGCGCGCCACGGGGCGCAAGAGGTAAAAAGCTAACTCAGCTATCGGCGCGCCTCACCACGCTGAAACTGCCCCTTGTCCAGGCCGAGCTTGATGCGGTCCGTACCGCTCAGGGCCTGATCGTTGCTGCGCTGGGCGTCGGGCTTGCGCGCCCCACCTTGTGGGGGCGTACCGCCGCCGGACTTCTGATCGCTCTTGAAGAACACCTTGTACTTCTCGGTGCCCTTCATCTCCTCCACCAGCTCGCTGATGGCCATGTGCTTACCCGTCACGCCGGAGAAGCGCGGCTGCTTGGCGTCGTCCATGACCAGGGCCACCAGCTGCCCGTCCTTCTCCTCCACCTTGACCTGCCCCGCGATGTGCGGCAGCACCAGCTCCGGGGCGATGGCCCCCGCCTGGGCCAGGGCACTGGTGGCGTCGGCCACGACGATGCGGTCGTACAGCTGCTTGGTGAGCTGCTGCAGGTTGGTACCCAGCTTCTCCTTCTCCACCTTGTGCAGGGTCTCCAGCTCACGCTGCTTGTCCTTGACCGCCTTCTCCACCGCGTCCTTCTGGTTGATCTTGGTGGCCTCCTGCAGGCGCGTGTTGAACGCGGCCACGATCATCTCCGGCGTATCTCCGTACTCCGCCAGCGGGGTCAGGTCCGTCTTGTCCAGCTTACCCATGAGATCGCTGGTCTTGGCACGCTCGCTGTTCAGCGCGCTGTTGAGACCCAGAATGGCAGCCACCGCACCCTTCACTTTCTCGTCGGCGGTGTTGAGCTTGAACTCACCGTCCTGCTCCACGTACAGGCCATGAAAATCCTTGGGCACGTTGTCCAGTGCCTTGAGTGACTGATTCTTGCTGAAGTCGAACATTATCTCCTCCACCTTTCCTTCTTCTGATGAACTACCGTCTTACCTTCGTGACTTACGTTGTCACACAACACAGCCGCACCGAACACGGTCATGCACAGTACGAAGATCGCGTACGCGACCAACAACCGCATGCGGCTGTACCCCAGCGGCTGCACCTCCCACACCAGGAAACGATCGTGCAGCAGCTCCGGGTCTCTCATTTACGAAACAGGTTCACTATCCCCCAGAACAGCGCCTGCCCTGCGGCGAACCCGAACCCCAGGCACAGGCCACCTACTATGACCATCCACCACGTCGTTGAAGTGAGCACAACATCTACCTCCGTTCCAGCTCGTCTAGCGTGAGCGTCTTACCCGTGTCGTCCAGGAACTGGTCCAGCTTGGTACCACTGCGGAACATATCCGCGCGCGCAGGCCCAAGTACGTCGTTCTGGAAGTCGGCGTCCTGCCCGCGCAGCCACTCGTCGTACGTGGTCTGCGTACTGGCCGTGCCTATGGCCTCCTCAGCCCAGGTATCGCGCACGCGCGTGATGGCACGCCTACGCTCGGTGTCGCTCATGTCGCTCCACTTGCGGCCCGCCGCTTCCTTGGCCTCTGCACGGAAGTCACGCTCACGCTCCTTGCGCGTGCGCGCGTCCACCACCGTGGGGCGGTTGCCCGCCTTGCGCGCCAGCCCCTCTCCGTCCAGCACCGGCACCATCACGCTGCGGCACTGTGGGTGCGCGGGCGGCCTAGCCCCTGCGGGCTCCAGGTGGGGCGTGGGTATGTCGCTCTGCTTGCGGTCGCCTATCGGCGTGTTGTGTCCGTCGCGGCTGGCACAGATCAGAGTGGTGCGCCCGTCCAGCGTGGACACCCACGTCTCGTACGCGACGATGTCGCTGTTAGCGTCCATCACGCGCTCGCGCACACCGTTGCTCACGTGGTTGACAGCGGTACGTGTCACCGCCTCAGCGTTGTTGCGCGTCATGTCGGTGGCCTGCATCACCCTGCGCGTGATGCTGGGTATGTCCTCGCCCTGCGTGACGCCCAGCTGTATCGCGTCGGTGATGCGCTGCTGATCGGCACGGGCTACGCCCTCCCACCACTGGCCGAGCGTGCGCGCCGCGTTGGTGCCACCCGCGAACGGGCGCGTGGTGACCAGCTCGCGCAACACGTCGGTGCTGACGCGCGCGTATTCAAGAGAAGCAGGAATGCTCCTCTTGAGACTGGTGATGTTGAAGTCCTGCTCCACCTTGGCCAGCTTGGTCATCTCCTTGCCGCTGCGCCTGCCGAGCTCGCGGACAGCCTCCACACGCGCCGCCTGTATGTCGGCCAGCAGCGCCTGCTGCCGCTTGGTGCTGAACCTGGCCGGGTCCAGCTTGACCAGCTTCGCCATCAGCTCGTCCTCGCTCCTGCCGAGCAGCTTCAGCACCTGCTTCACCTCGCCGGTGCTGTAGCGCCGCAGCGCTATGGCGTGCCGCAGGCTGTCGTCGTAGAGCGCCTTGTTGGCACTCATTCGCCCCTGCCCCGCCATGCTCGTACGAGGGGCACCAGCGCGTAACGCACCACGAACACCACGCCGAACACGCCAGCTGCCCAGGGTACGATGGCGATCAGCGCGACCAGCGCGTCTACCCACTCTCTAGGTTGTGCTTCCGGCATCGTCTTCCCCCCTGCAACGTGTACAGAGCCGAAATCGGTTGTCGTGCAACGTGGCACGGCACCCCTCGCACTCCTTGATGTACTGCGGCTGCCGGTAGTACGACGCGTTCTGCGTCCTCTTGCGCGCACGCTTGCACGCGGGGCAGCGCTTGTTCCGGCCCGCCACCACACCGGGGCAGTCCACGCACGCGCGCGTGTGCGGGCGCACGGGCCGCAACCACACGGTGGGCGCGTCTACCACGAGGCGCGCCGTGCCTACACCCAGCACGCGGATCACAGATCGTGGTACACCCCACACATGGGGCAGTACCAACCCTCCGGTGTCACGTAGAACAGATTGTTGCCGCAGTTGCAGTGCCAGTGCGGCTCGTCTCGCTCGACCTGCGCGCTCCACGTCATGTGATCCGTATGGCACTTGCCGCACTCCATCCACGTGACACCCAGGGGTGCCACGCACACCTCCTCGTGGCCGCACGCTATGCAGCGCGCCTTCCCACTGAGGTGTGGCCGATGCTCGTCTAGCGATATGACGGGCGCCAGCGGAACGTCAGCCTTGGCCATCGTCGCCACCTGTAGCCATCTATCAACCCTTCCAGCACGAGCTCGTCTAAACAGCTCAGCTCCACGTACAGCAGCCACGGCACCAGTGTCCAGCGGTACACCATGCAGGTGTACAGCTCCCTACCCCGCAGCAATCGCCGGAGGCACTCGCTTGTCTCCTGGCTTCTCATCGTCGTCCTCCTCACCAGGTTTCTTCTCGTCGTCCGGATCGTCAGGCTCGTCGTCGTCCGGCATGGGCAGCTCCATCGCCTCGTCCTGCAGCAAGGCGGCGTCCTCCTCCGGATCGAAGTCCTCGTGCATGATGCCCCTGCGCTGCAGCTCCTTGAGAAACGCGACACGACTGATGTCGCGCAGCGTGCGCGCGGTCTTCAGCATGTCCATGTCACCGGGGTCGCTGATCTCCGGGCCGAACTCCGTGGGCAACAGCACGGTGCCCTTCTCTTCGAGGCCTAGCCACCGCTCCGTCAGGAAGACGACCTGCTGCGTGGCCTCCATGAAACGGATAGTGGCATCCTGCAGGGGGCTAGTAGCCTCCGCACTGTCCAGCGCGCGCGCCGTGGCGGTCGGGCTACCGGGGCGTTTCTTGAGGAACTCCGCACCGTACTCGGCCATCTGTGTCTCCAGCGCCTCCAGGTCCGTGCGTCCTGCGGCGATGGCCGCGCCGGTGTGCTCCACGTAGTAGAACTTCGCGGCGGGGTCGATGGCCGTGAGGTACTTGTTTGGCCCGATGACGAGGTCACCCTCCACGCCGCTGCCCGCGAGAATGGGGAACCGCGCCACGGTGAGCGTGTGTGTCTGATCCGCCATGGACTGCCAGTGCGCGATGTTGAGATCTACGAGATCCTCTATCGCGCTCTTCCCCAGCATGAACCCCTGGCGGTCGCTGTAGAACGTAACGAGAGGCACCTCCTGCAGATCGAAGTCGTACTCCTCCTTCAGGATCCACCGCGCCTTGCCCTGGGCGTTCTTCTGCTTGCTGGGTTGCCACAGCTGCACGTGCCCCGGTGTTATCACGCGGATCTGGGGTATGTGCACCTCGGCGTAGCCCCTGCGCTCCACGATCTGCTCCATGATGCGCACTTCCTGCAGCACCTCGCGCCCGCCCTCGTACGTGGCCTGCGCGAAGAACACCTGCTCCGGGCAGATGAGCACCCAGTACGGTGTGTCGCCGTCGTCGGCCGCAGTGCGCGGCGGCACGTCTGGGTCCACCGTGGTGATGCGTGGCATGTCCACCAGAACGTGCGAGAACGCCTTGGCGAGCCCGTCCTTGAACCAGTTGCGCAGAAACACCTGCGCCGCGTCGCCCTGCTGGTCCACGTTGTCCAGCATCTCCTCCACCTCTGCAGGTAGCTCGTCCCACTTGACGGGATCGCTGAACGGCCTGCCCACCCAGCTGTCCAGCGTGAGCTTGCTGAGGTTGTACAGCGTGGCACGCGCCAGACGCTCGTCGTACACGTCGTTGTCCTCCGCCGCGTGCTGCGGCAGGTAGGTACGTCCCGCTGCCCGCAGCGCCGCAGTGCCTTCCAGCACCGTGGCGATCTTCTGCCAGTGCGGCAGCATCATGTCGTACGCGGCACTGGTAGTGGCGATGTCCTTACTATCTTTATCTGCCATTAGAAGCCTCCGACGCTCACCTTGCGGTTCTTGTGCCGCAGGCGGTAGCGCACCTCGTCACCCACGTGGTCCTCCGCACTGTCGTCCACGTCGTCCAGATCCCTCTCGTCACGGGGCAGCACGGGTATCGTGCGGATGAAACCCTGCTGGCACCGCTCTAGTATCCACAGGCCGGGCTCCTCGCGCGCGGGGTTGAGCGCGGCCTTGAGGTACTTGCGCATCTGCTCCCAGCCCTGCTTCCGCGTGCCTGGTCCCTTGTCTGCCTTGTCCCACCGCACGCCGACACGCTTCATGTCTCCGGCGACGGACTTGTTGCGCTCGTACTCGTCGAAGATCTGCGTGTCTGCAGGGCCAGCCGCCACGCGCCCCGCGATACCGTAGTCGCGCTCCCGCTCCAGTATGCCGCGCCCGATGTCTATGGCCAGCATGCGCAGCCCCTCGTTAGGACGCCCCGGGTACCAGCCGTACCACTCGGCCACGCGGTACAGGTCGCCTCTGCGGCCACCGTAGGTGCGCCCGTTCCACTCCAGCGGCTCGCCGTTGCTCTCCGCCCACCAACCCACGCTGAACGGTGCGGACTGCCCGTGGTCGTAGCTGCGGTTCACGTACCAGCCCTGCGGTATCTTGCTGAGCGGGAAGTTGGGCACCACGTGCTTGGCCGGATCCCACACGTCGTCGAACATGCCGCCCGCCACGATGGTCCAGTCTCCGTACAGCCACGCGCGCAGCTGGCTCTCGTTGCTGGCGCTGCTGCGCAGCCTGTCTATGTAGCCAGGATCTGCGGACAGCAGCACCTTGTTCTCGTGGAGGTTGCCGTGTATGGCCACGCGCGCAGGCGCCGTGCTGCCGTCTCTGCTGACAGCGTCGCGCACGATCTCCCCCACGATGCGCCCCTGCGACACCGGTAGTCGGTACCGCAGCTTCACCCAGTTGTGCCCCGGGCCGTAGGGGTTCGCGGTCGCGCGTACTCTCTTCGGTACTCTCGGATGACTGCTGCGGTTGCAGCTGAACATGGAGAGATACGACTTCTCGCTGGGCCACGTGCACAGCTCCTCCCAACCGATCCACGGATAGGCGTGGCCGTGGTAGCTCCAGTAGTCTCGCTCGTCCATGAAGTGGCGGAAGAACAGCTGCTCTCCCGTGGCGAACGTCCAGCAGTGCGCGCTGCGATTGTACTGTGCGGTGGGGAATATGCGTGGGTACCACTTGAGCGCCTTGTCTATGACGTCCTGCAGCTCCGGGTACGTGCGCCGGAACAGCACGCCGCGCCACTCTGCGCCGTAGCCCTGGCCTACTTCTCTTGCGAAGTCCATGAGCAGAGCGTCCGTCTTGCCAGGGCCGCGTGTCCCCTCGTACAGGGCCTCGTTGAGCGGGCAGGTTAGGAACAGCTCCTGGCTGCCGGGCTGTGGTGCCCAGGCTACCTCGCGCGTGCTGTCGGCTGGCAGCGTGGGCCGCAGGCCGTCGGGTGTCTCTCGCCATGCGACAGCCGCGTGCACAGGCCCCTCACTCCCATGCTTTCACTGTGGCGTGCAGCGAGTCTATCTCAGCCGCGAACTTGGCGTAGGCGCGCTCGGCCTTGCGATCCTGAACTATCTGCGTAAGCAACAACAGAACGATGAGCAGGCTGGTCGTCAGCGAGAGCACTTCCCTACGCGTGATCCTCATCGCCGCAGCACCCGCGCCGCGATAGCCTTGTCTGCCGCGCGCGGGGCCTCGTCTCCGAAGAAGATATGCGGGTTCTCCACGGAGTACTGGTGCATCAGCTCCGCAGCCTCGCGCGCTACGTCGGCGGGGTCTAACGTGTCGCCGTACTCCTCACACAGCTGCTCCGCCATGGCGGCGGCGAGCAGCACCACGCGGCGCGCGTTGCCGCGCACGCCAACGCTGTGCTCCGTGATGCCTACCTTGCTGACCATAGGCTTGATCTCGCTACGCACCTTGACCTCGTAGTACAGCGTCTTGTCCGTGCGCTGCATCAGGTTGATGCGCACCTCACCTGGCCGTAGCGCGTGTGTCCCCACTATCCACCTCCGTTCCCGTTGCCGTTGCCGTTAGGCCCCGGTAGCTGTGGCATCTGACTCTCCACGGCGCGCGCGTGCTTCTCCCAGTCCGCAGCGGTGGGGTGCGCCGCATGCACCAGCAGCACGCCACCGGACAACGTGAGATCTACCTGTTGTTTCTCTCTGTACTCCGGGATGTGACGCTTGGCGTGAAACATGAGAAGATTGCTGTCGAACTTTCTGATCGCCCCTATGACCTCGCCCCTGTAGAAGACAGGCTCTTGCCAGCCTTCCATACCACGGCGGTGTATCTCCTCCTCGAGCCTCTCGCGATACACGATCATCGCGGTCTCGTAGTTGTGCTCGAACTCCTTGTCGTCCTTGCGGAGAGAGTACACCACGCGGCGGTTGACGCCAACTTCCTCGCATGCACGCACCTGCAGCCCTGTCTCAGACAACTTCTGCAGAAACGTCTTGCGCTGTTCCAGCGTGAAGGAAGGACAGATCACGGCGGCACCGTAGTGTCGCCATAGCAACGCGCGCAAGAACTTTCACGCGCGCGCGGGAGAGAGGGATGACAGACGCGGCGCATCAGCCCAGGTATGCACCGGCGCCCCGTCAGGCCAGACACTAGCCAAGTTCCTGTCAGCTACCTAATGCGTAGCATATCATCAAGGAGAATGGACGGACTGAACACGCGCAGCGACACGCCGTTGCACCATTTCAGGTTGATCCGTCCATCCTCGGACACTTGAGGTTGGACGGACCAACTCATTGCAATACGATGATTATAGAAGAATCCGTCCGAACTCCTTTCCGAGGTCGGACGTCGGTTAGGACGTTGATCCCGCTACTACTTACACTATCTCTCTCTACTTTATGAGAGAGAGAGAGTGTATATAGGGAAAGGGAGCATTTTGGGCCAGGTTGGGCGGCGGGTCTCCTAAAGCTACGCAAGTCACGAAGGAGGTAGGACGGACGGCCGGATGGACGGATTCGTGATTAACTGCTCTCTCCACCTGGGCTGCAACCACTTATCATATCGCCAGAAATCCGTCCGACCTCGGAAGGAGGTCAGCCGGATTCCGTCCATCCGGCCGTCCGACTGACCTCGTTACTCGGCTACGTCTGCAGCAGGCTGGCCCGCGCGCGAATGTCCGAGAGCTTCTCTCTGACTATCAGCTCGCCGTTCTCGTACACCGTGGGCAGCCCGTCGAAGCGGCCCGCCTTGCTGGCCTTGCCGGGATCGGTGACTGGGTGCTTGCGCACGTCGCGCCACTGCCCGGCCACCTGCACGGCGCTGGCCTTGAACGCGAACTTGCACGTGTCGCGGTTCAGCTTCTGCAGCAGCCCGCCCCCGCAGCCGAAGGCGATGTTGTTGGCCGACCACCTGTTCATCCGCATGACGCGCAGTATCTCGCGGATGGTGTCGCGGTCCACCCCGTCCCCCTGGATGACGCGCACCTGCGGGGGCAGCTCGGCGTAGCCCTGCGGGTTCACGGTGAACCCGAAGTGCTTGCCCAGCGTGTGCAGCACCCGCTCCACTACCTGCGGCGGGTTGCCGCTGTCCGGCCGGATGACCAGCGTGCCGCTGCGCGCCAGCACCTCGTCCTTCAGCGTGGTGCCCCACAGCTCGCAGGCCGCGTAGATGTCGTAGCTGTCGCTGACACACGCCACCAGCCCCGTGGGGTACTGCCGCAGCATGTTGCGGTACGCGTCCAGCTCACCCGCACGGCCCCAGGCCGTGATGGTGCTGTGCTCGCTGGCGGGTATGCTGTGCCCGGCCACGGGCTCGCCGTAGTAGTCCCGGGCTACCACCAAGGCGCGCACGGTGTCGGTGCCCTCGAAGTTGACCAGGTGCGCGCACCCGCCGATGCCCGCGGACGCTGCCGTGGTGCTGCCGCGAAACCCGAAGTCGTGCAGCTTGTAGGGCAGCTGTTCCGGACTCCCTGTCTCCTTCAGGGAGTCCAGAATTATCTTCCCTATCGCCCGGCTGTTGCTGGCGACCGTCGCCGGGTACCACACCTGGCACAGCAGCGTCTCCAGGTAGTTGGTGAGCCAGAAGAACTCTGCGTCTGTGTTCTCCACGGTCATGAGCACCTGCCCCGGTGTCACGACGGTCCCTTCCGGGAGCGCTCGTATTCTCACGGGCAGTCGCCCGCCGTGGCGCTGCACCAGCAGCTCCCACCCGACGCGGTTGAACAGCGTCCGGTCGCCGAAGTGAGAACTGAAGAGGCTGTCTGCCTCCTCGATGTCGTCCTGCGTGACAGGCCGCAGCAGGTGCTCCGTGAGCACGTACTGCAGGCCGAACCACACGATCTCGTCGAACGCGCCGCCCCTGCTCTCGTAGTAGCTGTACACCCGCTCCGTGCCGGGCGGGTACTGTCGCGCGTGCGTCACCTTGTAGCTGTCCGTGTCAAGAATCAGATTCTGATGCTGCATTCTTCCTCCTCCAGTCGAGCCACCCCTGCGCCAGGGGCCTGTGTGCGGGTGCCGTGGCCGCCAGCAGCTCGTCTGCCGCGTGCCAGCGCACCTCGTGTAGATCGTCACCGGCCACGGCGCCGGTGGTCATCGCTTGCGCGGCGTACAGCACCGTGAAGATGCCGCAGCTGTGCGTGCGGCGCCAGTCGTCCACGCGGTAGCTGCCCACGTACACCACGCCGTGCTCCGCAGCCAGGCCGGTCTCCTCGTAGAGCTCGCGCCGGGCCGCGCCCTCGTACCCGGTGTCGTCCGCGTCCACGAAACCGCCCGGGAAACGCCACAGCACCTCGCCGTGCTTGCGCCCCAGCAGCACGCCGCGCGGCCCGTAGGCCGCTATGTCCACCGTGGGCTTCAGCTGGGTGTACTGGTTGCGGGTGGCGTAGATGACGCCCCTGCGGAAATCCTGTGACGAGAGCGGCACGCTGCCTACGTACTCGCGCCGCTGCGTGCCGGTGTGCAGCGCCACGGTGTCCAGTTCCACCACCCGCAGCTTGCCCTGGTAGTGCGGGGCGAAGCCCGCGCGCCCGCAGTACAGGCGGGCCTCGTCCACCGGGTACACGCTGTGCACCAGCTCGTCCAGCCTCTTGCTCCACTCCGCGTCGGTGGGGCAGTCGTTCAGGTAGAGCACCACCGCCTCAGGGTACCTGGCCTGCACCATGGCGCGGCGCGTGGGAAAATCTAGCGGATTCTCGCGCGTCGCCAGGAACGGGTGCTGCCCAAGCACGACCATCATCTTGGGGTGTGCGGCTGCCGCCGCCAGTATGGCCAGGTGGCCCTCATGTAGGTCGTCAACCTGGAACCTGCCCACCGCCACACCTACGCCGTAGGGCATCACTCCACCTCCTCGTCCGTCACCGTCGTGCCTTCTGCCAGCCGGTAGCTCGGCCCCTCGGCGCTGAACATGACGCTGGCCACGGTGCCGCCGTCCAGCCCGTTGACGGTGCGCCCCCTGAACAGCACGCTGTCGCCGACGCCGTAGCGCGCGCAGTAGTACCGCACGCGCTTGTCGTGCGCTTCCGGCACGATGGCCTCGTTAGGCGTCCGGTGCAGCATGATGTTCGCGTTGCCCGCTATGTGCGTCGCCTCGCGTAGCTCGTACCGGCCCGCCTTGTCGCGGTCCGGCGTGTAGCCACGGCTGTCCGGCGCCCACCACGCGCCGTGCTCCAGAGACCAGATCAGCCACTTCATTATTGATCCTTCCTGTAGTAACGCCCGTTGATACCCTTCTCTATGCGCCCCGTCCTCTTCAGCAGATACACCACGTTGTACACCTTGCGCGGTTCCAGCTGCAGTGCCGCGATCAGCTCGCTCGTCGTCAGCGGCAGCAGCGCCAGCACCTGCTTGGGGAGCGACTGCTGTGGTGTGCGCTGCGCTTGCTGCAGCAGGATGAAATCCACCACCTCCTGCATAGTGCCTTCCACCATGGTGCCGTCCGGCAGCGTCGCCTTCACGCGGCCACCCGCAGTTCCCACCGTACCACCCACGTCAGGCCGAGCGCCCAGCTGGTGCACGAGATGCTCTCTGAGAACACGTACTGTTGCCCCCAGTGGAACCCCAGCTTTAGCGGCCACACCCGCAGCAGCGAGATGTCCCAGTGGTGCACTGTCCGGTAGAGCTCCAGCATTACCGCACCCGCCGCAGGCTGATGTCCACCTGGCAGCCCAGCGCGTGCGCGTAGCGTGCCAGCGTGCGCAGGCTGACGTTGTGCTGCGCCCCGGCCCGCCCGTTCAGCAGCTGGCTCACGGCCGACTTGCTGTGGCCGACCTTCTCCGCCAGCGCGCTGCGACTGACACCCTTCAGTATCATCACTGCCAGCAGCGCCTCGGTGGCCGCCAGCACCGCGTGCTCCTCGGCCAACAGCAGCGCGCCCTTCACCCGCTTGCCCTTGTGCGTCACCGTCTTCTCCGCGAAGCGCTCGTACTCCGTCTTGCTCATCGTCTCTCCTCCTAGCCGTACGATCGTCTACGTCGGTGCTTTCGTACAGAAGTTGCTGCCGCCAGGAACTTCCGCAATTATCACACGCTTGAGCGCGCCCAGCTTGTCTTCCGTAATCGCGACGTCGCCATATAGCGCGACCACCCACAGGCGACCGCCCTGCCACTTCTCAGGTCGAAACGTGGCGTGCAGTGTGCCTGACTTGCACAGTTCTAGCGGTCCTGGTGTTTCCTCTACTAGACCTGGCACTGCCTTGGTATTCGTACCGCCGTTCGCGGGCGTTCCGTCCACGTTTGATCTCCACAGTGCGACGACAGCGCCCGCCTCTCGGTGTATGTAGGCCTCTGGGATGTCGGTGAGAGCGGCGCAGTATGCGATGGAACCGTCACCGTAACCGTCACCGTAACCGGAACCGGAACCGTAACCGGAACCGTAACCGGAACCGTCACCGGAACCGTAACCGGAACCGTCACCGGAACCGTAACCGGAACCGTCTGAATATTCAGACGGAGCCTCAAACGCTACGCGCTCCATACCTGGGCCTCGAATTTCTTCGCTGCTTCGTCACTACACTCGATCACTGCTGTTACATTGCGGAGCACGATGGCCGGTGCAGCTGGCCCAATGCGACACGCCTTCGTCGGGCCGTTCGCTGCGAGTCCTACAACTGAGCGCACGTCCGGCGACCAATACACGACCATGCGTGCGTTCTCGATGCGGATAGATTCCGCGTCATCAGGCGCTGTTGCATACCCGAAAAACACTCCGCGATGGGCCGTCGTCACTATGACAGGGGTCTTATTCTTTTTCGTACTCATCAGCTTGTTCTCCTTCTTGGTTTATAACGTCTCTCGCTCTGGCTTCCCACATTCGGGCCTGCTCCGTGTGCCGCTGTGCATCAACCTTGTCCCTGTCAGCATGCGCAAGGCCAGCCAGTTCCCATTCCTGGTCTGCCTTGCGCCTACAGGCTGCAGCGCTAAGTGCTCGGCTCATGACTTCCTTAGCCTGCGCGCCAAGGCACCTACCAACGCACCCGGGTAGTGGTCGGCCAGGTGGAACAGCACCTGCGCGGCGCAGTCGTCGAACGCCAGTCCCTGCCCCTGCACCGCCCCGCACGTAGCGCACTGCTGCTGCCGTATGTACACGCCGTGCCCCAGGCTCAGGTGCCGCACGGCCCAGGTGTGTAGGTGCTTCCGTCTCCAGGGTAGCTTCATGCTGCCTCCTTGCGCCACACGATCTTCATTCCTGCTCCAGTGCCAGCGTCAGCCAGCGGGCCTCGCCCTTGTAGATGAACACGTTCAGGGGCTCAACCAGCGGGTGGGTCCAGGGTAGCTGGTCTACGAGTTCGACCGCGAGTTCGTAGCCAGTGCCGCCGCTGCGCAGATACTGACGCAGTGCCTGCGTCAGCTCCGTGATCAGCACGGGGTCGTGGCGTGGGCCGGTGCTGTGCGCGCGGCGTTCCGTCGTGGTGTTGTTCATCTTAGAACAGCTCCCCGTTGAACGCGGCGTCCAGCAGCTGGCTGAGCGCCAGCCCAGGCAGGCCATGTGCCAGCACCCACGCCTTCATGTCTTCCTCGTCGCCGTCGCACACCAGCTCCAGCGTGTCGTCGTCTAGCTTGCCTACGCTCTCCGCCAGCTGGAACCGTGCCAGCCACGCGGCGGGTACCGGTGCGCGGTCGTGCGCGTTGACCGGCATGTGGTTGCACGCGTACAGGCAGCGGAGCGCCGCCTGCACGTTGGGGTAGCCCGCCACGTAGGGCTGGGTCCCCTCCTCCAACTTGTGCAGCTGCAGGCGCACGGCCTGCATGGCCATGAACGTGAGCCCACGCCCCTGCGCCGTGGGTTCAGCGCCCCCGTAGCGCAGGTACTCCAGGTAGTCCCACGCGTAGCGCCGCTTCGCGGGGTTCTTGATGCGCGCCGCATACTTGCCGCTGGGCGTGGTGGCGTCGTTAGTCTTCATAGGTGAACCTCCCGGGGATACGCGCCAACAGCAGCTTGCCCCACTCGCCCAACGTGCTGGGGCGCACGACGAGGCGCGGCGTGTTGATCTCACGTGCACGCAGGCGCAGGTGGTTCTCTGCGTCACCGCGCAGTGCGCGCACCACCGTGCCCCGGTGGTTCAGGCGCGACGTACCACGACTGTGTCCGTCCTCGTGCCACCCCGCGCGGCGGTTGATGGCCATGTGCACCAGCCAGGTGGGGTCGGTGGTGTAGCTGACCGCTAGGCCGTCGCGGCGCGCCACCTGGCACGCGCGCAGGTAGTCGCTGGTGACCCGCACCGTGCTGCGGCGCGGCCACAGCCCGGCGCTCTCGAGCAGTTCCTTGGGCGCGGCCATGCCGCAACCCGCTACGGTGCAGTACGCGTGGGCAGGCCACGTGGGGTGCTGCGCGTATACGTGCGTGTGTGCCATTACGACACCACCTCCAGCAGCAGCAGGGCCGCACGCATGTGGTGGCGCAGCACGCCGTGATCGCCCACGTGGTCGCTGTAGTCGCCGGTCTGCGCGTGGTACAGGTCGGCCAGCAGCGCGTAGCGCGCGCCCCACTTGGCGTTGAACTGGCGCTCCGGCAAGACACCGCTGTCCACGAACATGGTGGCCAGCTCGTTAACCTGGGCCTGCGCAACCGCCAGCGGCGCCTGCTGCAGTACGTAGAACTCCATGTCGCTGTCGACGGCGTCCGCACCCACGACCTGCACGTGCACCTGCGTGCCGGTGTAGTCGGCGATGATCAGGTGGCCTTCCTCGTCTCCTACCTGCGCCAGGTAGGCCTCGCCCTCTACGCCGTTCCACGCGGGGTCGTCAGCCGCGATGCGCGTGGGGTTGTTGGCCATCAGGGCCTTCAGGGCTTCGTAACCGTTGGTGTAGTACATGCTGTTCCTCCTATTTAAGAGCACCGTTGCCTGCTTGGTTAACCTATACTAATGCACACCGCGTGCCAACCACGCCGCGCCACGTGGCGGCAGAACAGGAAACACTAGACCATCGGGCCGGGCTTCTTGCACGTTGCAGGTGGCAAAAAGTAGCGCCCGTCAGCCCGTGGGTACAGGTGCACGTGCCGCACGTACCTGCCGCACCACAGCCCGGGCGCCCAGGTGCGCCACCACGCGCGCCGGGGCACCTTGTACAGGTGCAGCAGCTGCGGCACGCCCACGTAGTGCAGGTCGCCGTCGTGCCTGCTGCGCACGTACCCGGGGTGCAGCACGTAGCACGTGCCTACAGCTTGCAACGCCATCTCACTCGTCACGCAGGCGCCGTCTGTCGCGCGCGGGTAGTCCGTCGCTGCGCACCTTGGCGTGGCGGCACACTGGGCAGTGCGGGTCGCCACAGTCCAGCGGGTGCTTCTTGCGCAGGCGCCCCAGCTGCAACCACCGCGTGGGCACACCGAACAGCTTGCCCACGCGCCTGCGCCTGCGTGCTATCCGTGCGTCCTCGTGCCAGCGCTTCATGGCTTCTGGTACGGCTGGTGCACGTGCTGCGTCGGGCTGTCGGGGTGCGCGTACTCCGGCCAGCGCTGCTCTATCTCCTCCAGCTCGCTGAAGAGAATGTCGAACGCCGCGTCGCTCAGCCGCCCGGTGCTCAGGTCGTAGTACCAGTGCCGGTACCAGCGGATCATGGCACGCAGATCGTCCACGTACTGCTGGCACGGCCTGAAGCCCAACCGCTCCTCCACGTCGCCCTCCATGCAGCGGTGCTCGCCCACTACGCCACAGCGTTCACAACGCTGTGGTGCGGGGGCCACGAAGAGATCACCCTGATTGTCCGCCGTCACGCTTGGTCAGCTCCTCCACCAGCCGCTGCGCCTGCGTCTTCTCCGCCGCCTTGGCACGCACCTGCTGCATGATGGCGGCGGTCACGCTGTTGGCCGCGCCGGTCTCGTCCAGCACCTCCTCCACGATGGAGATGCCCAACAGCATCAGCGCCCCCTCCAGCTCGTCCTCACGCCGCTGCTCCATGCGCCGCGCGCGCCTGCGCTCACGCCACAGTTTCCAGCGCCTGATCATCTCAGCTTCTCATCCACCTGCGCGCGCAGGTGCTCCTCCACGGCACGTACTACCTCGGCACAGGTGGGCATGCCGGGCGGGTCGCCCAGGTTGGCCGTCAGCTCCGCTATCACCTCGTCGCACAGCCGCCTCAGGTCCAGCGTCTCGGCGCCGATCACCGCCAGCTTGGCGCCTTCCTGCTCGTGGTCCGGGTTGAGCAGTACCTTCTCCATGCAGATGCGCATCCACGCGTAGTTGACGGCGGCGAACACCAGCTCTACCATGCGCTCCGTCATCGTCGTGATGGCGACGCGCAGCTCGTGGCCGCTCATCGCGGCCACCGCAGCCCGTAGTCACGCGCTTTCACCTTGGCCCTGCGCCCGTCGGGGTGGTGCCACACTATCCCCTCCATGACGTTCTCCGCGAGATACTCGCGCAGCGCGTCGTAGCTGGTGGGGCAGTCCGGCAGGCGCGTGGCGCCGTGCCGCAGGAACTGCGCGTGGTACACCTGCTCCGGGTTCCTGCCCCAGGCGTGGCCCACCAGCTCGTACGTGTCGTCGGCCAATGTGCTGCGGTTGTCCAGCACGTACTGCCACGCGGCGCGGTGGTGCTTGTCCTCCGGCCCCCCACCCACCAGCAGCCACCCAGGCCAGTGGCCGGTCGTCGGATCCGGATCCGGCTGCGCCGGTTCGAATCCGACCGGCGGCACCCGCCCCTGCTTGGCGTCGTAGCGCTTGTACAGCTGCATGCCCCGTACCATGCAGCAGGTGCCGTCGTACTTGCGCGTGGCCACGCCTTCCTCCAGCCCGACCCAGTGGCACTCCGGACTGACGAAGTTCAGCACCAACTTCGGATCGTTGGCCATGTCGCGCACGAACAGCGTCGGTATCTTCTTCATGGGTTGCTCACGTTGAAGAAGTTGGGCGGCATCTGCGGGTCTTCCATGTCGCCCATGAGCCAGTTCATCACGATCTTGCCCGTGCGCCCGTTACCGTCCACGAACGGGTGTATCAGCTGGAACTCTCGGTACCACTCCTCCGGCGCCATGTCGGTATCTTCCCACTGCTCGCACAGCGTCTGCAGCTTGCCGCGTACCTCCGGCACCGGTGTGGCTACGTAGTTGCCTACGTACACCGGCACCCTGCGTAGCCCCCGCGCGTTGTCGCCAGGTTCCACGCGGCGCGCCACCTCTACGACGAAGTCCACCGTCAGATCTCCCTCATACTCGGCCGCGTAGTTCCACGCGTCCAGCATCCAGTATACTTCCAGTGGTCCGGCTTGCTGCCGCTTCACCTCCTCCGCACAATACTTGATAACTGCCGTCTGCGTTGACTCGAACATCTCTGTCTCTCCTCCCTGTTAAGTGGTGCGAGGGGCAGGAATCGAACCTGCTCGCGGCACCGCCGCCCCCGTTTTACAGACGGGTAGCCTGGCCATCAGGCGTCCCTCGCTATGCGTCTTCCTCGTAGTCGAACGTCACGCGCACCCTGGCGTCGTACAGTTCCTCGTACAGCTGCTGCAGACTCACGCGGATGAAGTTGCACACGTTCTTCAGCTGTTGCTCGTCGTCGTAGTCGCCGCTGTCCAGGTGTAGCTCCACCTTGAAGTCCTGGTGCGGTATGCCCACGTGTGGGTCACCGTACACGCACACGTTGACCCGCTTCACCGTCGTCACCTCGTACACGTGGTACGTCTGCGTGTCGCCACCGTCTACCTCCTCCTTGAGGTGCGGGCACCACGTGGCGCTGGTGCGCGTGCCGGTCTCCTTGATCAGCAGGTCCTCGCTGTTGGTCTTGTCACACTGCGGGCACCGGCTGTAGTTGCTCTCCGGGTCGTCGTTGACCCACACGCGGCGCTTCATCTCTTCTCCTCTCGCAGTTGCCGCTGTACCTGCTGTATAGCAGCAGTGATGTCCACGTCCGGCCAGTACGTGCTGGGTGCCACGACACCGTCGCGCTTCATGGCGAGCACCAGCGCTTTCTTGCGGCTGTCGTTGTGGCCCTGCCAGCCAGCCCAGGCTTCGCGGTGATCACGCAGCCACTGCAGCCGGGCGGCGCGCAGGGCGCTCGGCTTGAGCCTAGCCACCGTCGGCCTGCCGCAGCGCGTCCAGCATGGCGCGCCGCTCGTTTTCCAGCGCGTTCTCGTCTATCTCCAGGTAGCGCATCAACAGCACGCGCATTCCCTCGTTGTGCGGCATCAGGTAGTCCTGGCCCTTCTCCATGCTGCACAGGTCGTGGTACTTGCCGCAGCTCTCGTCGTGCTTATGCTTCTCCCAGTTGGCCAGCGTGATCCCCTCACTGTCCAGCCACTCCAGGAACTGCTGCACGTGCATGTGCTCGTCCTTCTTGGCGAGCAGCTTCTCGCTCTGCGGGTAAAGTTCATCGGCCATTTCTGCGCCTCACTTTCTCGTACGCTCTGTCCTGCGCACGCTGGTATCTGTCTCTGCTGGCGCGTTGCGTGGGGTCATGCTGCCCGGCCAGCTCCCAACCGATCTCCTGTACCGCCTTCTGCAGCGCTTGCCCGGTGCGGTACAGCTTCAGCCGGAAGCACGTCTGCACCAACCTGGGCAGCAGCGCTGCCATGGCGGTGCCGTCTAGCAGCTCTAGCTTCATGCGTTCTCCTTCAGCCGCACCACTATCTGTGCGCGCCGCGCACCGCGCCCGTTGGCGCGCATGATGAGCCCAGGATATCTGGGATCATCAGGTAAGACCTTACCCGCCTGCCACGTCATGGCCGCCTCCACCGCCAGCTTGTACGTGGCGTGCGCGGTGTCTGGCCCGATACAGAACCACACCGCCTGCCCAGTGGCAACCAGCCGCTTCACAACGGCTGCGTTCCACGCCACCACGGGCACGTAGTACCCGCGCCCCGGCTTGCTGGGGCAGCCGGGGTACGTCCAGCCGCAGCCGCTCACGTGCACCAGCTGGCCGTAGTGTTTCAGCGCCAGTGCGGCGTCGCTCATCGTGCCTCCGCGTAGCTGGCCTCAAGGTGTACCACGTGCGGCCCACGCGTGAGGGAGAGCACCATGGGCCGCAGCGAGAGCTCCTCCTGCCAGCTGGCCAGGCCCATGCGCACGCTGCCCCCGGCCACGTGCAGGTAGCCGCGCGCGCGCCAGAACGGGATATGCCGCTTGGTGTGCGCCACCGGTGCCGTGCGGTAGTACAGCCGCGTGCCCATGCGCGGCGCGCCCGGCACCGGTGGTGCGAAGTTCAGCTGCACGCACTGGTCCCAGTGAGCTAAGGCTCCGCTCGCACCGAGCCGAACTCGTGCGAGCGTGGTGGCGAAGTAGCGCGCCATCAGCGCGGTGGCCTGGTCCCAGCTGAGCTGCGGGTAGAGGCGCTGGTAGCGCTCGCGGTAGAACATGCGCTGCTCCTTCGGTATGGTGCCGCGCCAACCTGCGGCGCACAGCGCGCGGTACGTGTCGCAGTCGTCGCGCTCCCACGCGTCCGTCTCGCGCAGGTACGCCAGCAGCAGCGGTTCCAGCACGTCCACCTCCGTGCGGAACGCAGCCTCCGTCGTCATGCCGCTCTCGCGCACGGGGTGCAGGTAGTCCATGCCCAGCGTCGCTACGAGCGCCTCCATGTCCGCCAGGTAGCGCCGTATGCTGCCGCGCGCCACGGCCCCCTCCAGCACCCAGCCGGTCACGTCCTCCAGGCGCAGCGCCATCTCCAGGCTGGGCGGGTACAGGTCGCTCACCTGCTGGTGCAGGCCAGCCAGCACCTTCAGCGCGCTCAGCTCGGCCATGTCTACGGTGGCGCCGTGCTTCGGTTTCTTCGGCCCACTGGGCACCAGTATCGGTATCGGTGCGCCCTGCGCCACGTGCGCGGCGACCAGCGCGCGCAGCGCACCCGCCGTCTCCACACCGGGGCCGGGGCCGCAGCGTAGCTGGCTGGTGCCGACCAGCACGGCCAGTATGTCCTCCACCAGCCCGTGGCCCTTGCACGTGGTGCGCGGGTAGGGCGTCACGATGTAGTCACCCACGTCGAAGCTGACGTCCGTGCGCAGCTCAAACATGCCGCACCACCTCCACGGAGAACCCGTGCTGTAGCAGCCAGCGGATCTTCTCCGCCGCGCGCTGCTCCGCCAACTTCCAGGTCAGGCGTGCGCACCCGCGTGTGCCGATGAGAGTGATCACTCTTGTCCCTCCTTCTCCTTGTTGCGTAGCGCAGCCGCGTACCGTCCGTGGAACCGATTGCGTATCACACCCTCGCCTGTGGCACCATAAGCCTCGCGCATCAAGTGCCACAACGTGCGCTTGAACGTGGGGCCGTGCCAGCCGTCGTGCAAGCCACGATCTATGCGTGCATGCACCAGCTCGTGCGCCAGCGTCTCGCGCACGTCGTGCGGCGTGATGCCCGGGTAGTCCCTGATCATGATCTCGTGGCGGCGCGGGTCGTAGTGGCCCAGCTTGCCCCCGTAGCGGGTGCGCCTGCTGCGCCGTATACGCATCGCGGGTTCCGCCACGGGGTGAAACCCCTCCACGTTCTTCAGCAGGCGCCACAGCGTGCGCGCCTCCGCCTCCGCCTTCAGGTTGACACCGCCCACCGTGTAGTGCTTCAGCTCGCGCTCGCGCGCGCGTTCCGCGCGTGCCTTGTGCCGCGCCTTGTTCGCCGCGCCGCGCTCCGCCCTGCGCTTCTCCAGCGCTGGGCAAGTGCGCTGCACCAGCTTGCCGGTGCGCTTGCTGCACGGCAGGCAGTAGCGGCGCACGTCGTCCTTGCGCGGTACGCTGGGCGCGCGTACCGCGTCCTCACACTGCGGGCATACCCAGGTGCGCTGCATCACTCCTCCTTCAGAAAGCAGTACGTTACGTAGCCCTTGCCCACGTAGACCTCCACGTGGGTGCCGGGCGCCAGGTACTGCAGGAACGCGCGCGTCAGCAGTCGCAGCTTGGTGTGCTTCAGTTGCTCCTGGTCCAGCTGCAAGGTGGCCTTGCGCTGGTTGGCCCGGAAGGTGAGGCCGAGCTCACCCAACACCGGCAGCAGCTGCTTGATCGCTTGCGTGTGCGTGACGAGTGTTCTCATGGCTAGAAGCTGGGGTCCTGGTAGGTGTCGCGCTCGCCCAGGTACAGGCGCCCTGCGCCGCGTGCCTCACGCCAGGCACCGTCGCGGCGCAGCGTGAACTTCTGCAGGTGGCCGTCTGGGTTGGGCACGTGCACGTACCACTGGTCCTCGCTCTGGCCGTTGCGGTCAGTGCGCTTGTGCTTGTCCCAGCGGGTCCACACTATAGTGGTGCCCTGCAGGCGCACCACCGTGACAGCGTAGCGATCGCTGCCGATGCAGTAGGTGCCGCCCATACCGACGGCGGGTGTAAGTTGTGCGTGTTGTTCCATCGTGCGTACCTCCTGCCCGTTGCAGGAGCTAGAAACGTGCCAGGCACGATACGGCCCGACGCGGAGTGATGCGCAGCACGCACAGTGCAGCACCGCAACCGCGCCGGGCGTATCGCACGCCTGGCGCTACAGGCCGTGCCCGCTGGCGTAGGGCATGCTGGCGCCCCTGATGATGGCCTCCTCCGGCACCACCACGCGCTGCAGCCCAGCCAGCTGCGCGGCCAACGCAGCTACCTTCTCGTCGTACTCGTGGCGCCAGTCCGCGATTGCCTTCGCCCTCAGCTCCGCTAGGGGCAACAGCACCTCGCCCCAGCGTGCCAGTATGTGGTCGTCGTCACGCGTGTGCAGCGCGTTGTACTTGGTGCTGGTACCTACGAGCACCGGATCTATGCGCACGTCCTCCGGGTGTAGCACCAACAGCGTGGTGAACATGGTGCGCGCATGTGCCGCCACCTGCAACACGCGCAGCGGCACCCAGCCACTGTCGTACTCGTTGAGGCGCGTGCGCTTCGGGCATACGCGCTGGTACACGAACGCCTCCTCCGCCGTCATCTTGCGGTACGGGTTCGCCACACCGTTGCTCTGCTCCAGTCGTTTCAGTTGGCCGTCCAGCTCCAGCTCTCGCATCAACTGCACGGCGTCCTGCGTGCACTCGGCACCGTCCACCGTCGTCTCGGTGGCCTCGTACGTCTCTACTTGCATGTGCTTCTCCTCCCGTTGTGGTTGGTTTCTTGTCACCCGTACAGCATACTCCCGATGTTAGCTTTTCGCTAGCAAAAAGTTCTTGTCACTTCCGCACGGCTCAGGCATATATTCAGGCACTTACCTGGCACAGCAGTACCACACGAACTTGAAGGAGAACCCAAGATGCCTCTCTACGAGGTAGCGATCATCGAGTCCCCGACCCCGAAGCAGGCAGAGGAAGGCGCCGTGGAGAAGTTGGTCCTCGGCCCCAAGGCTATCATCGCACGAGACCCGCAGTCCGCCGCGATGCGCGTGGCCATGGCGGAGAAGGACAGCTTGGCCAACGTGGACCCCGAACGCATGAACGTGATCGTCCGCCCTTTCGCGTAGCGCAGGCACGTGAGACGGGTCAGTCCATCACGGAGAAGATCCAGGAGGGACTGAAGGCCCGGCCACGCGGTGCCGGTAAGACGCAGCATTGGGAACACCCTAGTGGTGGTGCACTGGACCTGACCTGTGTCACCACGACGGCAGGTCTCGGCAACGTGTTTTTCGCCGCAGCCCCCGCTGGTGGCACCACGTACAACTACGCGGCGATGACGAACGCATGAACAAGTTAGAGCGGGTCGTGGTCGTAGATTGCGAGGCTGGCCCGGCGCCTATACCACCGCACACCATGCGGGAGTTCGGTGCCGTGCACGTCTCGTCAGGCGCAACGTTCCACGGGGCGGAGGAGGATCTACGACGCGACCCGCTCAAGGTGATGCGCGCTTTTTCACTGTGGCTAGAAACCACGGTGAAAGGCGCCCCCGTCTTCGTCAGCGACAATCCGGCCTACGACTGGCAGTGGATCAACAGCTACTTCTGGCAGCACCTGGGGTTCAATCCCTTCGGGCACAGTGCACGCCGCATCGGCGACTACTACGCCGGGCTGGTGGGCGACTGGACAGCCAGCAGCCACTGGAAGCGGCTGCGCGTGACCAAGCACGATCATCACCCCGTACACGACGCCCAGGGTAACGCGGAAGCGCTGCTCCGCATGTTCAAGGGAGAGCGCGCGTGATGTTCAAGGTCAGGAACACAACTAAGGCGACGCAGTTCAGCTCCTGGGCGTTCATGCAGAAGTTCTATATCGGTGGACGCGAGAACCCCTATATCATTCGGTGGACGCTTGTCCGCACGCCCCTGGGCAGCCTCATGGTCCACAAGATGTGTCGCAGCGACTACGAGCGTGCCCTACACGATCACCCGTGGAATTTCGTCAGTGTCGTGCTGAAAGGCTTCTACTGGGAGGCTGTCGGTCCCGGAGCACGCGTCATGCGCAAGCGGTGGTCAGTGGCGTATCGCCCCGCCACGTGGAAGCATCGCGTGGTACTGCCACTCGCGCGCGGCGAGTTCATCAACAATCCACCCAAGCACGAGCCCTGCTGGACCCTCGTACTATGCAGCCGCCGCCTGCGTAGCTGGGGCTTCTGGATGCCTGATGGCACGTGGTGCTGGTGGCGCAAGCACAATCCTGAACTGAACATCTGTGAACCAGAAGTCGTATACAAGGGAGGCAGAGATTGAGCGGCTGGATCGGTGTGGACCTGGACGGCACCTTAGCTGAGTACGGTGGCTGGCAGGGCATAAACCACATAGGTGCCCCCATACCGAAGATGGTGACGCGCGTGCGCCGCTGGCTAGACCAGGGGCGCGAAGTCCGCATCTTCACCGCGCGTGTATGCCACGTGGATGAGCGCGAGGCAGTGGTGGCTACCATCCACGCGTGGCTGGAACGCCACGGCCTACCGCAGCTGCAGGTAACCAACGTGAAGGACTTCGGCATGGTGGAGTTGTGGGACGACCGCTGCGTGCAAGTGGAACAGAACACGGGTGAGATCATGAGCAGAACTGTGAAGGAACCATGACCCCACCCCTGTGGCAGCACCAGCAGGCCGAGCTAGCCAGCCACGGCCACGTGCCGTATCGGGGTATCTTCTGGGAACAGGGCACCGGCAAGACGCGCCTAGCCTTGGAGACCGCTGCGCTGCTGCGCGCGCGCGGCGACATCGACGCTACGTTGGTCATCACGAAGAACGGGCTGCACCGCATGTGGGCGAACGACGAGTGTCCCCTGTACCTACCGGAGGCCCAACCGTACTACTATGACGGCGGGCGTGCCAGTAACGTGGAACATCGCACGCTGATGGCCGACGCCCTGGCGGCGGACTTCCCGCTGCTGGCCATGTCGTACGACTCGTTCATGACGGACCACGGTCTCAAGGTAGCTGACCAGATGGCCAAGCGCCGCAGGCTCCTGTTGGTGGTGGACGAGGCCAGTGCCATCAAGAACGCGGGTGCCCAGCGCACCAAGAGACTGGTGCCGTGGGCTAAAAAGGCGCCGTTTCGTCGCGCCCTCACCGGTACGCCTATCACCAAGAACCCGTTCAACCTATATCCTATCATCAAGTTCCTGGACGAGGGCTACTGGAAGCTGCACGGGTTCTCGGAGTACAGCATCTTCAAGCACTACTTCGGCCAGTGGGAGGAACACATCAACAAGCTGGTGGGCAAGCGCTACGAGCGCCTGGCGGAAGACGCAGAAGGACGCCCCATCTACCGACACCTGGACGAGCTCACCAAGCTGGTGCAGCCCATAACTACGCGCGTGCTCAAGGACGATGTGCTCGACCTACCACCTAAGAGTTACACCAAGCGCTACTTCAGGCTGACCGAGCGACAGCGCCGCGTGTACGACACACTGAAGCGTGAAACGGTGGCGTTCCTGGAGAACGGCGAGGCCATAGACGGGCAGTTGGCCGTGGTGCGGCTGACGCGGTTCAGCCAGATCACCAGCAACTACGCACCAGTAGACGCCCAGCTGAGCCTGGTACCCGTTAAGAAGGACGACACGCTGCGCACCATCGACGACGAGAACCCACGCATGACTGCACTGTTCGACGTACTAGAGGAGACCGAAGGGCCGTGCATCATATGGGCGCGTTGGGTGCGGGACATCGAAGCGATCGCGGCCAAGCTAGGCAGCCGTTGCGTAGCCTACTACGGCGACGTGAGTGACGACGACCGTGAGGTAGCCAAGAACAAGTTCCAAGCGGGTGCCGTGCAGTTCTTCGTGGGTAACCCGCAGGCAGCTGGCTTCGGGCTCACGCTCACAGCTGCGCACACGGTAGTCTACTACAACAACAGCTTCAACCTAGAGGACCGCCTGCAGAGCGAAGATCGTGCACACCGTGGTGGCCTGCAGCATCCGGTGCTCTACGTGGACATAGTTGCAGAGGATACCGTAGACGACTACATACTTAAGACGCTGCGCAACAACTTGGAAGTAGCTGCCGTGGTGAACGGCGACCGCCTGAAGGAGTGGATCTAAATGATGAACCAGTTGGCCAAGCTGGCCGAGGACCAGATCGCGCTGGAGAACAGCGTGCGGTGGATAGAGGAACAGCTCAAGACAAAGAAGGAGAAGTTGCGCCGCCTCACGGAGGAGACGCTGCCCCAGGCCATGGAGGCGCTGGGCCTCCACGAGTTCACGACGGACGCGGGCCTCAAGATACAGGTGCAGCGCAAGGTGCACGCCAGTATCAGCAAGGATCGCACGGTGCTGGCGCTGGACTGGCTGCGGCAGAACGGCCACGGCAAGATGATCCGCAACGAGATAACCGTGTACCCTGACAACGGCGAGCAGATCGCCGTTGTCAAGGCTGCGCTGGCCGCGCAGAACTACACGTACGAGGAAGGCAGCAGCGTGCACAGCAGCACGCTGGCAGCCTGGGCGAGAGAGATGTTGGCCGACGGCAAGGAGTTTCCGCACGATCTGTTCGGTATCTTCGTGCGCCGCGTCAGCAAGGTTGAGACACTAACTTAGGAGGCGAGATGCGATGAGCGAACTAGAGAAGCGGCCGGACAACGCGGTGGCGGCACCGCTGGACTACGGCCAACACTACAACCAAGGGTTCGACAACCAGACGAAGGACGATCTGGTCATGCCGTTCCTCACCGTCCTGCAGGGCGGTGAGAAGGGCATGGACGACGTGCCTGCAGCGAAACCCGGCCTGCTCTTCAACACGGTGACGCGCGAGCTGTACGAGAGCGTACTGTTCGTGCCCGCCATCACGGAACGCTGGTTCAACGAGTGGATCCCGCGCAAGCAGGGCGGCGGTTTCGTGGGACGGCACCGCCCTGAGGCGCCGGAGGTCGTGGCGGCCATGGAGGCCAGCACCGAGTTCGGTAAGTACAAGCTGCCGAACGGCAACGAGCTCGCGGAGACGTTCAACCTGTACGGCAGCCTGTGCGACGCCGAGCAGGCCCTGGGCTTCTGCCTGATGTCCTTCACCAGCACCAAGATCAAGGTGTACAAGGCCATGAACACCCGCATGCAGATGCTGCAGGTGCCCAGTGGCGACGGGCGCAAGCGGACACCGCCGATGTTCGCGCACGTGTTGCGCGTGGGCACCGTGGCGGAGACCAACGCCCTGGGCGAGTACTTCAACTTCACGCTGACAGGTGTGCAGGGCGATCTGATCAACGGCCTCATGGGGCCGGACGACGCACGCTTCAAGGCGGGGCTGGAGTGCTACACCCTGGTGCGCAGCGGCAAGGTCAAGGTGGCCGACCCGACGGCGGAGAAGGAAGTGCCGTTCTAGTGAACAGCTTCTCTCCGCAACAGGACAAGGCACTGCTCGCGGTGGAGACGTGGTACGGCGGACCCGAACAGCTGTACAAGCTGTCCGGGTTCGCCGGTACCGGCAAGACCACGTTGGCTCAGCACTTCGGCAAGGGGCGGCACACGTACTACGCGGCGTTCACCGGCAAGGCGGCCAGCGTCATGCGCAGCAAGGGCTGCACCAACGCCACCACGCTACACAGCCTGATCTACGTACCCAAGAGCAAGAGCGGCCAGCGGCTGGAGGAACTACAGAAGCAGCTGGAAGTGATGCTGAGCCAGGCGGACGTGAGCGCGCCAGATCTGGCGAAGCTGCGCACCGCGATAGACCTGGAGAAGGAGAACTTGCGCAAGCCCAGCTTCAGTT